ATTCCCGTTTTTGTGTAGATGGCCCCACCCTTCGCCTCTTACACTCGAACACACTAGAAACTAAATCTCTTTAATTTTAGTTAAAGTATGATAGCGTGCTGTTAAATGTGTTCCCCAACAGCCCACCCTTTCTTCTCTTGAAACTCATGAATCCGTTTTTCATGGTAGGGGGGGGGTGGGGTGAGGTGTTGGGTTTAAAAGCATTTTATCAGAATGAAGTAATGGAAGATCACATTGTTAATTTTATAAACTCACAGAATAACGAACACAAGCAAAAGCTTATTGAATACTTCAACGTATATACTTCAAAAGATATGGATGAATTTGCTGAGAGACGCAAGAAACTTGGTGGAAAGAAATTTCTTGAACAGAAACTGTTTTTTCAGAATTTTTTAATGACTATTTTACCAGTCGATGATATTTTGAAGAAAGTTGAAAGTGAATCTCAAAGTCATTCCACTTAATTAATGAATTATTGAACAATGTTCGGAGGGTATTGAATTCAGAAAAATTAAAACTATTTAAAACTACTAAAAATTATCTATATAGTAAACAATGGATATTCCGATTGGATGGAGACTTGATGATAAATGTAGATATACATGTGTATGTAACCATTTTAGAACTGAAAATCTTGAAGAAATTAGTTCACATATGTCGGAATTTGAAGGATATTGTTTGAGAGGTTTAAGATGTATGAATGAAGATAAATTTGAATGTATATGTGGAGAGGAATTTTTAGAAAAAAAGAATGATAGATCTACAAGATGGCAAGCATATGAACATGTTTGTGAACAAATGGAAGGAACAATTCAAAAATGTATCAATAGATTTCGAAATAAATGCGAAAAATGTAATTTACAATTAGATTCACCATCAGCACTAAAATTACATCTTACTACAAAATCACATCTTAATTTCGAAAATAAAGTTGATTTACATTGTAGGGTTTGTGATATTCATTATAGAGGTCAAAAAGAAATGATAGCACATTTAAAAACTAAAAAACATAGCAAAAGGTTAGAACTTATTTATGATTTGATTTAAAATTTAAAGTTTGCTAATATTTCTGCTAGAAACGATAGGTCACAATCAAATTTACAATCATAACACATATCTGAATCAATTGTTACTTCATTTTCGCAGAATAAACAGTATTCACATGGTCCGTCGTGATCCATATTGACTATTCCAATCTTATTTATAATAAATCTGTTTTTGTCTGATTGAAGTAATGGGAGAGGACATATCTATTGATATAAAGAAGTTGAATGGAGGATACTTTCCTGTAAAATACTTTAAAGGGTTATCATCACGAAGAAAAACTCAGAGAAAAAAAGAGATTGCTAAATTTGGAAGAATGTCTTTTAAAAATCCAAAAGCGTATATAGGATTTTCAACAGATAAAGGTATTAAAACAAGACGATCAGGTTACACTTCAAAATTTAAGAAACTATTTCCAAATGCAAATTCCTTAGAAGAAAAATCAAAAGCAACAGGTGTTCCTTTAAAATACATAACTGAATCGTATAATCGAGGAATGGCTGCGTGGAGAACAGGACATAGACCTGGTGCTACACAACAACAATGGGGATATGCAAGAGTACACTCATTTTTACTTCGTGGAAAAACATATCATACCACAGATAGCGATTTGGTAAAAGAAGCAAAAGAAAAATCAAAATCAGCAAACGAATGGTGGTCTAAACATAATTTTAGAGGTTAAAAACGGATTTATTATGAATAAATAAAAAGATCTTAAACATCGTATAAAATGCCAATATGTATAGCATTCAAAAAAGACGGATGTCAATGTACAACAAATGCATTGGAGAGGAGAGGCGATGGTTCTCGATGTGGAAAGCACTATAATAGTCTTTTAAAATGTGGTCCAAATCAAACAGAACTAAATGAATTAGAATATAGACAAAAAAAAGAGATCAGTGATTTCACCAAGGCATTCTTAGATAATCTTGGCGTTCACCATTTAGGTGAACTAAATAATGAAAATTTTCGTAGACATCATGTACAACATGAACAACTAAGATTGCGTCATAGAGTTGAACGAAATATACTGTTGACTAGACAACAAGACGATATTGATATTACTGGTATAAATCCAGACGCAGAAGCAATTCAACGTCGTCGTGCTGCGTTACTTGCTCGTGTTGATGCGTTAGCTGCTCGTCGTCGTCAACAACACCGATTTGATAACATAAGAATACATATATTAAGACTAGATCATCAAGAACAAAATATACCTATTGAAATACACCCTCTTCCACAACAAGAGAGAAATTTAGAGAATATTGTGAATGATAGACAGAACGTTCATACAACAGAAGTTGTTCGACAAACAAAGGAGATTGTTGAAAGGATTTGTAGAATTCCTGTTCCTGAAGAATATCGATGGCATCCTATAAATTCTTCTAGAACTCCATTTGAGATTGGATTAGAGTGTAAACTTTCTCAGTCAGCGGCTTGGCAGATGATAAGCCAATATGCACAAGATACTGCTATATACGATATAGAACCTGGAATTTATGGAAAAGTTCTTGATTCTATGTGGCAATATGTAAAAAATTCATCTGAAAAAGAAAGTTTATGTGCGATTATCAAGTCTGAATTGGAAGATAATGTTGGAATGTGCGCACAAGGAAATCTAAGTCGAATTTGTAATGTTTTGGCAGGAGTTATGGAAGGTGTAGGATCTCAGGAATCTTTATCAGAACGTCTTGGTAGATTGTTTGGACCTTTACTTGAAATAGATAGTCAAGAAGAACGCACACAACAAGGTTTGAATATTCTGAAAGAAAATAACGTTCCGAAAGATGAATGGGTGAATTGGTTAGATGGTTTAGTTTACTAATTATTTTAAAACAAAAACATTAATAATAAAAATGGAGAGAGAAGATAAAAGTATACAATCTATGATTTTAAAATTAGAAAGAGAACAAAGAACTTGGTATCCTTGGCATTGTTCTAAAAAGGTATGCACAGATCATATGTGTAAAACAAGAAATGAAAAAATAGAAGAAATAAGAACGACACTTTTAGCATTAAAACGTTATTTAATTATAAAGTGATCTCCAAGTTTCTGTTTCTTTTTTATTATAATCACAAAGTATCTTTTTAACTACGGTTTCTGTTACTGTTAATGGTAAATTAATATCCATATAAAATTTATAATCGCGCATACTTTCATGTTTAGTTATTCGTAACATGTTAATACGAGTCATCATACTTTCAACGGTTCTAATTAAAGTTCTAACACCTTTTTCATCAGATGAATATTCAGAAATGATATATTTTAAAGCTTGATCTGTTAGAACAACATCTGTTCTTGAAAATCTTAATCTTTCTAAAATTTCTGGAAGTATATAATCTTTTAATATAACAATTTTTTCGGATTCAGAATATCCGGAACAATGAATAACTGTCATACGATCTCGTAAAATAGGATGAACCTTTTCGATATCGTTAAACGAAAACACAAACAAACACTGAGATATATCAAAATCAACACCTGTGAAATACCTATCATGAAATTGTGTGTTTTGTGATCTATCAGTCATATGAATCATCATACTTATAATTTCATCTCCTTGTGGAGTTGTGGATACTTTATCAAGTTCATCAAAATACATAACAGGATTCATAGCTCCTGCGTGCATAAGAGAATCAACAATACGACCCCACGTTGAACCTTCGTAAGTATAGGAATGTCCTATAAAATTAGCAATATCAGAAGAACCACCAAGAGTAAAGAATTCAAATGGACGTTGAAGAACTTGCGCAATGGCATTTCTAGCAAGGGATGTTTTGCCAACTCCCATAGGACCGTGTAAGGCAATAACATTACCAACAGAAGAAGGGTTAACAAGCCATTGAGAAATAATTTGCATTATTTGAAGTTTGGCAGGTTCTAATCCATAAATATGAGTATCCATATTTTTTCTTGCTTTGACCATGAAATCAGTACATTTTTGTTGACCATCAGATAATTGAACAGGTAATGGAACTGTTTTTCCAAAAGGAATTTTCATAAACGCATCAATCCATAATCGAAGTTTATTACTTTCTCCACCTCCTTCTGCACTCATATCGTATAAAACATCTAGTTTTTTTACAACTATTGATTTTAAATAATCAGGTATTTGAAGTTCAAGAATTCTAAATTTTTGAGGTATTTGGGAATCACCAATACTTAATCCAGAAATACGATTCATAATATCAAGTAAATTTTTTTTGGATGTAGGTGATTGTTTGTTATAATATGCCAATTCAGTCGAATTTAATTTTATAGGAGGTTTTGCTTCAGTTATTCTTTTTTTCTTTTGTTCTTTTGGTTCATCTTCAACATATTTCTGAAAGAAATATTTAACAAATGCTTCATTAACTTCAATTTCTTCATTTGGATTATAATCAGAATCATCTTCATCGTCAGACATCTCAACAACTAAAATATTTTTAGGTTTAGAACTATCATCGTCCACCCAATTTGTCCCATCTTCAACTGTTTTTCGGCGACGGCGTTGCTTTTTAGGGGGTGGTTGATTATCATCTATATTTTCAGAAACAGTTCTGCTTCTTGCCGCTCTGGTTTTTTTAGGGGGCATTCTTGCCTTTTTAAAAGTAATAAAAAGAATATTCATTTTCCATCAATATAATAATGTCAGTTCTTGCATTAAAGACTTTCCCTGACGGTTTTCCAAACGATGTAAACGATGTATTAAAAGCTATGTCTTTTACGAACGGAAAAGGTGTAAAACTTTCAGGAAGTATGGCTATTAGATCACAACTTTATGCTGGCGATTATGATGCAAGTGAAAGAATTGAAACACATGGTTCAAAAACACATGCTGTAAGATCCTTAGTTCGTAATTTTAAAAGCGTGTTAAAAAAGGTTAAAACCTTACCAAATACATTTATTGGTGATATTAAATCGGGTTCAGTTGAAGAATGGGTAATTATTCAGGAACCGTATAATTACGAATATTCGATCCAAAAACTTGAAGAGTTATTCAAAAAAGGAATAATTGATTCTGAAAAATATCACGAAGGAACTAAACAAATTAAACCTCATATTACAAATTTAGAATACCTTGCACTAAAAAGAGATTTCAGACCTAATATTATTCGTTGGAAATTTCACGAAGTTATGAAAGGACATAAAACGTTAATGGATGGTCGTAAATATACTTTGGAAGAAGCCTTTGAATCTCCTGTAATAACAAAATTGGATGTTATATCTTGGGTTCAAAATAATAGATTTACTGATTTTTCAATGATTTATATTTTCAAAAATAACGGTAAAAAATTGAATACAGTTGAAAGGAATACAGAAGAATCGATTCGTGAAAATATATTTATGTTACATCATGAAAAAAAATATTTCAAAATGGCTAAACGTATATTTTCATTAGCAAAATTTAATAAAAACTATACAATTTTGAATAAACTTTTACCTTTATTTAATGGAGATGCTGGACGTATATATAGTTTATATAGTGATATTGGAACATTAGAAGATCTTTTAGAATTAGCAGAAAATGTTCCTTATAACAAAATTGAATTTGAATTAGATCAATTTAAAGGAAGATTATCAAACATTTTATTAGAAAGTTATATTTCAAAAGAAAGTCGTATATTTGCGTTAATTGATAAACTTGTGAATATTCGTAGATCCGTATATTCAAAAAAGTATGTATTAAGTCTTCTTGAACAAATCAAGGAAATTCTTGAACATGTAATGAATGCGTATACAAAAGGATATCTCTTAAAAGAAGGAATGTTTTTTAACTATTAAATACCACCATTAAAAAACGCATTACCTGTACAAGTTGTGCAAGTAGGAGTTAATCCTTGTTTATAACTACCTTCAAGATAATCTAGACGCATACCAGTTCCTTTAATAAACCCTAAATTATTTGTTTTTTTAATATTAGCATCGTTTCGAATTCTAATTTGTTTTTTATAAGAAGCATAATCTGACGCATCACGAATTTGTAATTGTGAATAAGGATATCCACTAACAGTAGTAGCATTTGGTCCACCTGAACTCATTTTATATATAAGAAGACAAATGAAACGAAGAGATTTTATAAAAGTCGTTCTTTTTATAGGATTAGTTTTTGTTATTGGATATTTACTTAATAACAAAAACAGTTTTATTATTGAACATTTAACAGAAGCTCCACCTTCTTTAACATCTCTTCATGAAGAAACAAAAGATTTGAAAAAAGAAATATCTAAGGTTTCTTTAGAATTAAAAGAAATGAAAACTAAATCAGAAGCAGGTGCTCGTCAAGCAGAAGGTGCAATGGCACAAATCAGTGCAGCAAAAACAACTTAATGACCTGTCCAAAAACTCATATCAAAATAAGGTGGTAAAGGACCATCAATATCATTAGGATCAGGTTTAGGAACTGATTTCATAGCGTTTTGAACTGAATCTGGTTTTAATAAATACGAATAATATTGTAAGTTTGCTATTTTTCCATCAAATCCTCCGGCAATTCCAGTACTTACAACAGAACTATTTTGTTTAGGTACTTGAACGAGAGAATGATGAGTGTGTAAAGTTCCATTAATATAAATATCAACAGAATCTTGATCTACGGCAATAGCAACATGCATCCACTTTTTAGCAGGAATGTTTGGAATGGGTATAACTTCTGTTCCACCAAATGTATCTAGTTTAACTAATAATGAATTTGTATTTCCGTCAATGAGTAGAGCAGGACACATAGTTTTTAAATCTTCCGAACCTTTATTAAAAATAACTTTTTGTTGTCCGTATCTATACGCAAAATCATCGACTTTTATCCAACAAGTATATGAAAAAGTAAGTCCTTCTTCTTGATTTAAAGATCTTGGAAGATCAACTTGACTTTTTGAATGTTTTTTTCCGTCTTCAATTGTATCTTGAAGAGTTGTAGATGTTGTTGGTGTTCCTGCTGATGAACTTAAATACCAATACGCAAATCCTACAACTGCTAAAGCAATTATAAATGAAATTATAATTCCTATCATTATCTATTTAAAATGGATTTATTTTGTATTAATTTCCAAATCTCTAGAATGAATATATTCTTTCTACATTGGAGTCCTCGTATAGCAGCAGAATATCATTGTGATAAACATGTTGTAAAAATGATTATAGAAACTGCGCAAATGTTATATTCGGCACATTGGATATTAAATCCTGAAAAATTACCTTTAAACGCTTACAAATTAGCTCATAAAAACCATCCTTGTTCTATATGGACTCGCACATCTTTAGGAAATTACTTATGGTTGTGTTCGTTAGGAGTATGGTTATGTCATGAATATACACATAGATATGGAAAAACACATAAGACACAAGCACATATAGAATGGTTAATAAAAAACTGTCCAAAATTTGATAGAATGAATATGACTATACCAGCACAAGCAATGCCAGATGAATACAAAAAAGAAGATTCTATAGAAGCGTATCGTATATTCTATACTGAATCAAAACTAAAACAAAGAGGAATTGTTAAGTATACAAAACGTGAATGGCCTGAATTTCTTAAAGTTCCTTTGTAGATATAACACCACTCCAAGCAAATAACCATAATCCAGAACTCTCACATTTTTGAATTGTTTTTTCAGATAATTTATTCCTATCTTTTGTTTTATACTTTTCATTTAACAAATCTAATCTAGTCATTAATTCAGGTATTGGAATACTTAATTCAGTATGAATACGATAAATTTCATCTGTAAGTTTATCTCTATTAAAATTTGGTCTTTGTGGTCTTCCTGAATTTGATTCAAGAGACGAATATTTCTTTCTAAATTCAGTTACTGCTTTTTCAATATCTCCTCGTAAAGTAGATTCGTTCTCAATAACATATAAATCAGGAACACATACAGATTTATTTAATCTACGAAATTCATGTGTTACAGATTCATCCGTAGCATCCCATACAATATCAACTAAAACAGGAATATCTAATCCTTCAAGAGCTAATCTTCTATGATTTCCTTCAAAACAAACTAATCCTACTCCTGAAATATACGCTAAATTCAGAACTCCATCCATTCTATGAAATTGGACCATCCATTCACGAATTTCAGGAATACGAGTTATATCAGGAGGACGATTAAATTTCCATTGTTTAACATCTAAAGTTTTGTATTTATCCATTGGAATGCTGTAAACATTCGTATTTGAAATTTGATTTTCTTGTAAATAAGATTTGATTGCCGCAGACATTCTTAAACAAAAATTATTTATTTAAAATCAATTCCGTTTTACTTAAAAACTCCATTCCTTAACTTTCTTTCCTGTTACATCATGTATTCCAAATTTAACAGAGTATCCTGTTGCTTGTTGAGTTGTTGAAGCCATAGTTTTATTTCTACAACTTGTTCCTGTTGACCAAAAAGCGTTGACATCTTCCGGAACTAACATTTTTGAAAAATGTTTAAAATCGCAAATATATCCAGAAAATCCACCTTGTGGAGTTAATTGAATATCACCCAAACAAGGTTTAGGAACTCCTGATAAAAAGCAAGACTTAACTAATTTTCCATCAATATACACATCTAAATTACGTCCAAAACATGTAACACTTACAGAAAACCAAGTTTGAAGAGGGATATTAGGAACCGTACAAACAAATACATCATCCGAAGAACCTGAATGTCCAGCAGGAGCAGGTTGGGCTTTGGATGATCCACCTTGTGCATTGGGAAATACAGAAACACTTACTACTAACGAATTCTCTGTTGGATGTAATGTAATTTTAGGATTTAAAATAGAAGGATTTGTAGCGTCTGGTCTTTGTAAAACTATTTTTTCTTTACCAAATCCATAATTCCAATCTTTTACGAACATCCACCATTGCATTCCATACGCGCCACCTTTTAATTCAGAATCACGAATTACCATAGCAGTATTTGGTTCAAATCCTTCTTTTTGTATAGGAGGACCTGATAAAGGAGCACTACTTCCTGGAATTGTGGCAGGTGTAGTAGCATCATGATCACCAGATAAATTTCCACTAGCTGGACCAACTAATGTTTGGTATATAGTTGGAGGAGTGGCTGTTTGAGCTGCTTGATTACGAGCTAATTGTATTTCATTTCTTCGTTTCGAAAAGAAAATATTGGGCCAATCATCAGGAGCCGTAAAATCGTAAATGACTATACCTACAACTACAAGAACAGCTAATCCAAGTAACCATATAATAGGAGTATAAAAAGAAGAAAGAGCAGCTTTTGTTGAAGTTACAGCACTTGCAACTGCTGATGAAGCCTTTTGTTGTGCTTCGGTTAATTGTCTTTGAACTTCAGCAGCATCATATTTAGCTGTTGAAGTATCTAATTTAAATGCTGGAGTTGGTGGAGGTGGTTTTGAAAACAATGAACCCATTTGTTAAATATAGCGAAGTTAAAAACGGACAATATAACAGTTAAATTATGGAGAAAACAATGTATTGTAATAACTGTGGTGAAAAGGGACATGTATTTAAATCGTGTTCAGATCCTGTAATATCGTGTGGAATAATCTTATTGAGAGGATTATACGAACCTTTAAAATTACCTGTTGAAGCTTGTACGATAAGTGTACTTATGGTACGAAGAAAAGATAGTATGTCTTTTATGGAATTCGTAAGAGGAAAATATGATTCACGAGATACAGAATATGTGAAAAGACAGATTTTAAATATGACGGTTGATGAACAGAGACATATTGTAGAAGATGATTTTGAGAAATTATGGAAAAAACTTTGGGGAGAAAATAATGATAAGGATTCCGTAGAATATATTACAGCAAGAGACAAATTCAATAGTATTGATCGTAAAAAAATAGTAGATTCTGTTAGATCACAATTTAATGAACCAGAATGGGGATTTCCGAAAGGTAGACGAATGAGAGGAGAGACAGATGTAGAATGCGCAGAACGAGAATTCTTTGAAGAAACGAATATTCCAAAGGATTCTTATGTGATTCTTGATGTACATTTTAGTGAAACTTTCACAGGGACAAATAACATCACGTACAAACATAAATATTTCGTGGCTCTCTTAAAAGACTCATCGTTATTTAATTTAAGACAAAAGTTGACACCAGTCCAAAGACGTGAGATTTCCAGAATAGGATGGAAGACTTTGACAGAAAGCAAGAATATAACTCGCCCACATTATACAGAAAGGAAAAAAATGATTACGGAATTAGAACGTGGAGTTTCTCTTGCTTTCAAGTAAATGGATTATAAACTAGTAGCACTTTCATTGGCTTGTGTATACGGAACTCTTTTAATTTCTGGAACAATTGTGTCTTTGTTATCCAGTCAATTACATTGTTCAAAAATAGGTGTAGGTGAAAGTTTTTTACAAGGGGCAATATTTGGAGTGATACCAACAATTGTATACGCTTTGGCTGTAATTTTTTTAATGATACGTAAACCGTTTTCAAATACACTCCAATCTTTTGGAATACCCGAATCTTATTCACCTGTTCTTGGTGTTGGTTATTTGGTTATGTTAGCATGTTGGATATCTATTGTTAATAACATGCACAAAACTATAAAGAATGTATGTAATCCTGATGTAAATGAAATGACAAGATTTAAAAAGAATTTACTTGAAAAAATAGCTGAGAAGGAACGTGAAAAGGAAGAGAATGCGGAAAAGAAATCATAATCTGTATTTTATTAACCATATAACTCCCATATAGGATACAACAGCAAACATAAACATCCACCACCAAACAGGGAATATGGTACATTCACGTTTACCGACTCCAAATGGTCTAATTCGACCTTGTTCTCCAAATGCAACACTTGGTTTTAAGTATAAAAATCCTGCTACTAAAAAGAGGTAGATTGCGACCATCCATAATTTGGGATTTTTGCGGAGTATCTCTTCCATTATGATTTCCGTGTCAAAAATAAGTAGAATGTTTGTCCTACCAAATCGAAAAGCATTCTCGGACTCTATAACTCGTATTTTTCTAAAATATCGTAAGACCGACATTGACCCATTATCAGAGGACGCGGGGGAGGATTTATGCCTACAACGTGGAGACGCAAAAAACTCACGAGAACTATTTTCTTACCAAAAAATCGTAAGAGAATATCTTTTAATGGAAACTCCTTATCGTGGACTTCTTTTATATCACGGTCTTGGATCTGGTAAAACATGTTCTTCTATTGCAGTAGCCGAATCATTACTAACGACTAAAAAATGTTATATTATGTTACCAGCTTCTCTAGCAGATAACTATAAGGGTGAGATTCGTAAATGTGGAGACCCAATTTATGCATTTGAACAATATTGGGAACCTAAAACCATTTCATCAAAAGAAGATCGTGAACAAGCAAAAGGATTTGGTATTTCCGAAAAGTTTTTGGATACACATGGAAGATTTTTCATAACAACAGTTGGAAAAGAACCCAATTTTAAAACTTTATCCTTAGATATTCAAAAAGGTATTCGTGAACAAATTGATGATATACTGAATCAGAGATTTACGTTTATAAATTATAATGGTATTTCATCTTCAAATATAGATACAATTTTACCTCCTGAACAATCTACTCAATTTGATGATACAGTTGTAATTATTGATGAAGCGCATAATTTAATAAGCTATGCTTTAAAAGACACAATTCGAAAGAAATTATATGATCGTATTTATGCTGCAAAAAATTGTAAGGTTGTTTGTTTATCAGGAACACCTGTAATAAATAGACCACAAGAAATTGCTTTTTTGATGAATCTTTTACGTGGACCTGTTGAACGTATAACTCTTCCAACAAAATCGGCAATGGCTTGGGATGAAGCAAATATGACTTCCTATTTTAAGAAAATGAAAGACGTAGATACAATTGAATACAATTCCGTGAAACGAACGATTATGCTAACAAGAAATCCTCCATTTTTTGAGACACAATATAATGAAAAAGGAGAACGAACATCTGTAAAATACAATAAAGATTTCAAACAAAATCCTAATATTAAAGAATGGGCGAAAGAATGGAAATCTGATTTTGAAAAAGAATTGCCAGGAATTGAGATATCTGAACCCGAAAAATATATAGTAGAAGATCTTCAATGTCTTCCAACCGAATTTGAAGAATTTGCGAAAATGTTTATTGATGGATTATCTATGAAAAATTCTTTATTGTTTAGTCGAAGAATTCAAGGTTTAGTTTCATATTTTAAAGGTGCAGATGAAAGATTATTACCTAAACGTCTTGAAGAAGAATCAACACTTGTAAAAATTCCTATGTCGGAAGAACAATTTCAACGGTATCTTGAAACAAGATGGATTGAAGTTCAACGTGAATCAAGAAAATCACGTAATCCATCTTTAAATGAAGATTTTGGATCTTTTCGAATGACGTCAAGATTAGCGTGTAATTATGCGATTCCACAAGAACTTCGATTTGTTATTCCCGAAGGAACATCCGAAGATGAATTGAATGATAAACCTGAATTAGCAGATAAATCTGATGTAATTGAAAAATTAAAAGCGGATCCAGAAAGATTTTTATCGGATAAAGGTCTTGAAAAATATTCACCGAAAATGTTGGCTATGTTAAAAGACTTAAAAGCAAATTTAGGAGATCCTGGTAAATTTAACAATCAATTTGTATATTCACAGTTTCTTTCCTTAGAAGGTCTTGGAGTATTTACTGCTATTTTAGATCATAATGGATTTCAACCCTATAAATTACAAAAAAATCAAGCAGGATTATGGGAAGAATCATCTGAAATGAAAAAGGATGTTCCTGCTTATGCATTATTTACAGGAGGAGGTGGAGAAGAACGTGAACTTTCACGTCAGATATTTAATCAGGATTATTCAGACACTTTCCCTCAATCACTAAAAGATTCTATAAAGGATCATCGTCTCTGTGTATTTTTGGGTTCAAAAGCTGCGGCAGAAGGTATTACATTAGCAGATGTGCGTCGAGTTCATATTATGGAACCTTATTGGAATCCTGCGATTATCGAACAAGTTATTGGAAGAGCTATACGTATATGTTCGCATCGAAAACTTCCATTAGATGAAAGAACAGTTGTAGTAAAACTTTATATGACTGTATTTAGCCCAGAACAATCTGTAACATCCGAAGGATTTAATATTGTTCCAATTCGTCGAAATGATATGACTTTAAAAAGGTATGAAGGAAATGAACCTCGTGAAACATTTATGACATCCGATGAATATTTATATGAAGTTTCCTATGAAAAAGGACGTATTATTAAAAATATAAGTCATCTTTTAAAACAATCAGCAGTAGATTGTGAAATTCATCGCAAACTACATTCAAAAGAACGACCAGTAATTCAATGTATGAGATTTGATACAAAAACAAAAGGAGATGATTTAGCTTTTAAACCAAGTTATAAAATAGATGAATTAGATAAATCTTATATACGAAACATTCAACGAAAAAATCGAAGACTTCAAATAATTAAAGTAAAAGAGTTATTATTTGTTATAGATCCAGATACGAATGAAGTATTTGATTATCCTTGTTTTATTGAAACAAAGAAACTTTTAAGAATTGGTAATAGGATATCTCAAACAAAGATTGAATTTTTTACCTCAGTAATTTCATAATATGGCTTCTAACATTCAACGTGGAACTGTAAAATTAGATGCGAGTGATTGGACTCGTCTTAAAAGAATTGGTGGTACAAGAGGAATAGAAACTGTAATTTCAACTAATAAAGATATAACAAATCCTCAACCTAAATCTACTGCTCTTGTAAACACGAATAGTTTAGCATATCCTGGATTTGGAACATCTCGTATTCGAAGACCTGCCTCGAATTGGATAGATTATAAAGCATTTAATTCATCTGATTATCCAATACAAAGTAATCGTGATAATAATGCGGTAACTGTTACAATTAATAGATTATGTGTTTGCGCTACTTCATCGTATACAAAACAAGGAATATGTTCTTTGTGTAGTAAAGTCTAAACAATCAAAACTATGAAACATATAATAGGATGCCTGGAGGATTAATGCAATTAGTTGGTAAAGGAGCACAAGATGTTCTTATTACAGGAAACCCTTCCTTTACTTATTTTAGGTCAATGTATAAACGTCACACAGATTTTGCAATGGAACATTTCCAACTATATTTTAATTATAGTGAATTAAGTCTTCCTTCTTCAGGAAATATAACTTTAAAAACAAAGGTTGATCGTAATGCACAACTTTTACATGATTGTTATTTAAGTGTTACAATTCCTGATATTTATTCGCCTATCAATACATCTACAAGTAGAGGATATGACTTTCAATGGGTTAAAAATTTGGGGTATAATATGATTAATTATGTAGCAGTAACAATTAATGGATCGGAAATAGTTAGACATACAGGTGAATGGATGAAATTATACGCTGCTTTAAAATTTGATAAAAACAAAAAGGATGTGTTGAATACCATGGTCGGAAATACAGTGGATTTATATGATCCTGCGAATGCTTACGATAGATTAAATCAATACCCAACCGCAATATATAATACAAAAACTCCCGCTCCTTCTATTTCCGGAAGAGTTCTTTCTATTCCTTTACATTTTTGGTTTTGTGAAATGATTGGTAATGCTTTACCACTTATTGCTCTTCAACATTCCGAAGTTTCATTTATAGTTGAATTAAAAAATATGTATCAATTATTTACTATACGAGACACTACAAAATCTACGTATACAAGAATTGCTCCTCCAAATACTTTACCAATGTCTACATTTCTATCTCCTCCAAATTTACAACAACAACCTGCGAATCCCCAATTAAAAACATGGAATTTAGAACCTTTTATTGAAGCAAATTATATATTTGTTTCGGACTCTGAGATGGCTCATATAGCAAAAAATGAGCATTCTTTCATTATCACAGATATTGATTCGGTGACTATGGATAATCAATATGGTGTAGGAGAAGATATTGAATTGGGAATGACCAATTTATGTACACGAGTTGTATGGGTTTCACAAAGAAGTGATCGTATTCTTCAAAACGATTGGGATAACTATACAAATTGGGAAAATCCTCAAAAACCTCCATTACAGACAAATTTACCACCTCCCATATATTCGTCCGGAGACCAATTACCTAGTGGAGTTTCTCCTAAGGATATTCTTATCAGTTCAAATATTGTTTTAGATGGAAAAGACAGATTCTCGGAAAAATTGGTAGGATTTTTTAATGGTATCCAACATTATCGTCATCATACTGGTACATCAACCACAGAATTACCTGGTGTATACGCGTACTCTTTTGCTTTAGATCATGATAAAGGTCAACCATCTGGATGTTTAAACGGATCACAATTTAATAAAACAATTTTAAGTAATGTTTATGTAGAACCGCCGTTAAGTCCTACAAATATGGCTGGTCAGACACAGTTATGTATATTAAAATCCACAGCAAATGATCCGAGACCTACACTTGTAAATTCGGCAGACTATCCTCCAAATGAAGTTGTAACCATTATTCGCAAATCTCCTGGAAGCATATATCAATATACATTTTCAGTAACTGCTTATGTCGAATCATACAACTTTTTACGAGTTATTGGAGGCGTAGCAAATGTAGTGTTTTCATCATAATAAGGAGAATGAGTGGACTTACTATTTTGAATGCTACATATGGAAGTGGTTCGGCATCAAAAGATGTTACAAAAGAAGTATCAGAATTGGTAAGAGATGGAATATTGAATTTGAGTGTATCAACTCATTCTTTGAATGTAGAAGATCCTGCTCCTGGTCAAATAAAAACTTTAAAGATTTCGTATAGCATTAATGGTGGAACTACAAATACAATTGAGGAAATAGATGGTGGATCAGTGAACATAAACGCTCCTCCTGAAAGACATGCGTCGGGTCTTCAAATTAAAAAAGCAGAATATGGTGTTGATGGGAATATGACGGATGTTACAGATGCTTTAAGAAGAAAAATAAACAAAGGATCTATAAACTTAAAAGTTGGATTTAAAGAAGTCGGATTACCTGATCCAAACCCACAAAAACAAAAACATCTTTCTGTTACGTATACGATTAATGGAGCAGAAAACTCAACGACTTTTAAAGATGGAGAAACGTTTCATGTAAGTGCTCCTGCTGTATCTAGTTCTTCAAAAGAAACCCCAAGTGATACAACAAATGATTTTATAAAAATGATTAAGACGTCTGTTATAAGTTTTGCTGGATGGTTTTTTTATACTTTATCAATCAAGACATCTTATAACTTTGGTAATCATTCTACAATACTTGGAGAAAATGGATGGGTATTGGGACTTATTAGTGCTATTATTCCTTATTTTGGATTTTGGGGACTTCCATTGATAATAATGTTTGCTCGACCATTTTATTCTAGCGATTTCACAGCATTATCTACCTAATTAGGTTTAGATACAGTCATCATAAATTATTTAATGGATAAACAATACTGGCAAGAAATTTGGACGCAAATTTGTAATATGGCTTATTATAGAACCGATATTACAGATAGAATTCACACACGAATTAATGAAAATTTATTTAGTGAACTTAAAAAGATAGATTATAAGGAGTATACTTTTGACCATGTATGGTATGAAATAAGCAAAAATAAGAATCCAGATGGTTTACATATAGATGCTCTCATTGTTCCTGAATTGAAAGAAATATATGTTCCACGAGTTTTATTTGAATGTGCTGGTGTTTACGCGTTTTTTACGTATTCGTTTCCGAATTGTATAATTAGTTATTGGGAAGATGATGTAATTTTAATGTAAAAAGTGGACTTTTATTCAGTCTCTTTTCTTTTTATATCTTTTTGAACATACCTACACCAGCCCATCCTGCGAATACATCGCCTTCTGATTTAACTAGGTAAACACGACGAGTCTTGACTCCAACAACATACTCCCTGTCATTCAGAAGCCAAGGCGTAGGGTAAGATTCGAAATCATCATCGGTATCCTCTGGTAGACCTTCTACAAATCTACCATTCTCATTATCCCAGAATGGTCCGACATCTTTTTCCGTTGTGCCTCCCGAATTTGGAGAAACTAGGTTAAGCTTTACTAGTTCATCAGCATCAAGCTTGACTATTTCGGGAGCTACATCCTTTTCAGTCTTAGGAGCACATTTGGTCGCAAATACATCCATATGAAATGCAATGCTATTCTCACGATATTCCTTCTCAGGTAACTTCTCAATATAGTTCTTAAATTCGTCTTTGTGTTTGTTGGTGCATTCAACACCTACCTTATTTAGGCAAGCTGTAAGCTCCTTAGTTAAAGTGAAACGCTTAATACGTTTCTCTTCCTTAGGTTTCTCTTCCTTAGGTTTCTCTTCCTTAGGTTTCTCTTCCTTAGGTTTCTCTTCCTTAGGTTTCTCTTCCTTAGGCTCTTTCTCCTTCTTAGGTTTCTTCTCCTTTACAGGTTTCTCAGTGACTATTGTCTCTACGTTCACACTATTGCTCATCAGTGCGATCTCCTCCTCCAAATTAAAATTGAACTTCTTTGCGATTGCTTGTAAAACTTGAGTTGACATTTTGAATACTTTGATTGGTAGAATACATCTTTCTTAATTTTCTCGAATCCGTTTTTCAGGATTCGTATGCGTTTTTCGATATATTTTAAACAACACAATTATTAACAAATGTCCGATACCGAAGTGGCAAAAGCTCATTTACGCGATCATTTACGTTCTTTATTAATTCCTATCATTTCACAGGGATTTTGGAGTATATATGATTCATCAAAAGAATTATGTGAAAGAAATCAACAATTAGACCAAGTTTTAAGAACTTTTCAAAATATGCTAACAAAAATCCCAGAATGGTCCGAATTAACACTTACCACAGAACTAGACAGAATTCAAAAAGCAACAAAATGTAATTATTTTGAAGATTTATTAATGGGTGTTTTTATTTCGTATATGAAATCATTTGCGTCATTGCATTATAGTAATTCTGTAGAAATACAAATAGATTTTGATCCTCCTACAACATCTAAATTTATTCATGAATTGTATAAACATTCAGCCAGAAAATTATGGCAAACAGCTTATCTTTTTAAAACAACAGGAAGTTCAGAAGAACAAGCAAGAAATCGCCAAGAAATAATGAGTGTTATATCAGGATGCTTAGAACAAGTTATTAGCAGCTTTCTTCCTTGGGAAACTATTACAAAGAAATATTTTGCATTACCCCAATCTCAAAGAGAAACTCTTCCTCAACCTCAACAACAAGAAGATAAGAAATCTGTGACATTTGGTGAAGATTCAGACGAAGAAGATTCGGATGAAGAAGAAACTCCTCCTAAAATAGTTATTACAGATGAAACAGCTGTAATCGATGTTGAAGAATATGTTCCTGAAAAACCATCTGAACAAGAAGTCGAAGAAGATATAATGAATAATTTGGAATCTAAAATCTCAGGGTCCCTCGTTCTAAACGAATAAAGAAATAATTAATCATGAAACAAAAATGATGATTGTAATTGCTGCTTTATCTGTTGCCTTAGTATCTTTCATAATTTACGCCCTTGATAGAAGAGCGAAGAGCGAACCTATATCATGGGAAAGTGCTGGGAAATTATCATTGTTTAGTGGACTTTTAACAGCAGGTGTTGTTTTTTCAACAACACCAGAAGTTATACAACAAGCCACAGAAGTTGTGAAGGAAGTAGTTCCAAAAGCATTAGAATCTGATATGTTTGTTGGAGTTCCTACGTTTTAAAATATAAATTTCAAATTTTATATTTTGGGTATTTTTATTCAAACTATAAAATCAATCTATAAGTAAGACAGAAGTTTCCTCAGGAACATCGAAAGTTTCGTATAAACTTTTTACAGATAAGATTTCTTTTCTTGGAATAGCATTATCTTTACAATATCTTGCTATTGCCTTATATAAATGAAATCCGTGAAATCTATCATGATGTTCATCTTTCTGTGAAAATAAAATACTCTTATCATCAATACTTAACCATTTCATAAATAACTTGAAAACTATATCTTCTTTATACTCTGAATGAGAAGGACCTTCAGGAAATAAATCCCAAAATATAGAAGTAGCAAATCTACACAAATCAAACGAAGCGTTTGGTTTTATTTCGGGATATTTTGGATTATATAAATCTCCACAGTTGTATTGTCCACCTGCTTCTTCATGAAGTTCAAAATGGTCACTTATAAATAGTTTAGGTTCTTTCATTCCTGCAAGTTTTAATGAAAAAACACCCCTTTCAAAATCTATCAATTTAATTATGTATCCAAATGTAGGAACTTTATATAAGACTCCTGTTGAATTATAATACAAAAACTCTTTATCTGTTTCTACATACATCACATTATTTGCATGGAGATCATTATGAGTTAATCCAATTGTTCTTTGTGCGAACGCAAGAGCAAACATAAGCTGAGTTATCCATGCGGTATGTTTTTCTGTATCAAAATTCATCATCATTAATTCAAAAATAGTTCCCTTGCATTTTTCCATAATAGTGATTTGAACAGGAACGTTTTTAAACGTGGCCCACGCAAATGATTCATCCTCTTCTTCTGATTCTTCTGATTCCTCTTCACCCTCTTCTTCTTCACAATCACATGAATGAACACCAAAAATATAAGAAGTTGAAACAGAAGAACTATCTGATTCATCATCATTATTCTTACAAGAATCATCTTTAAATACGTTTGTTATTTCAGACATAGTAACATCTTCTACGGATATAGCCCCAACTTCTTCCATACATTCATCCAATTCTATTGTTTCGCCAAGTTGAAGAGATGGTCTTGTAGATCTTGTATAATTAAATTCATCCGAATTTTGAATTTTTGGAGATAGTTTAAGTTCAAATGTCTTTCCAATATTTTGAGTAAACCAATTACTATTTGATAATTCTTCATAATCATCTGAAATATCGATAGTATGTTCAGATGAAGTTCCTACAAAAACACCATATGTTTTAGGAAAATGTACACATTCTGTTTGAGAAAGAACAGAAGATATAAGAGCACCTAAATATGAAGCATTATTATGATTTTGGATTTTTGTAAAATATGCCGAAGCTTGTTCAGATGAAGTTGGAAGATCTATTGTCTGTCCGTATCTTCCTCTCATCCACTTAAATGGATTTAAAAGCATGGTAACTTTTTTATGGATTTCGGATGTGCCTTTTAATGTTTTAATTTGCGTTTCGTTTAAAACTTCTACGATTTCTTCATCAAGAGAAATACCATAATCTGTAACTCTTTCTAATTCAGATGTTTTAAAAAGTTTTTCAATTGGTGGAAAATATGGCTGAATATTCTCAAATCCCCAATGTTGTCTAATAGAACTTTTTAGATTTGGATATGTATATCTATGAATGGATAAAGGTAAAGACGAACTTCTTAATTCACTATTTGAACTATGTTTTCGTTTTAGCATATTATATGAAACATGTTAATTCATAATAAAAATATTCACGCATTAAGTTAAGATGAACTTTAACATTAAAAAATTTTCTATCGATATGATTCGAGATAAATGTGCTCTCGATTCTAAAAAAGCTCCCGTAATAGTTTTTATAGGAAAACGTGATACAGGTAAATCATTTCTTATTCGCGATATCCTTGCTTCAACTCGTGATTGTTTTCCTGTCGGAACTGTTATATCAGGTTCAGAAGTCGCTAGTCCTTTTTTCCAAGATATTGTTCCTTCTAAATTAATTCATGATAAATATAATTCTTCAATTGTAGCTAGTGCTATAAAACGTCAAATGTCTGTAAAACAAGCACACAATACTTCATTAAGATCTAGTGGTAATTCAAGTATAGATCCAAGAGCGTTCCTTATTTTAGATGATTGTTTATATGATAAGACATGGATGAATGAGGAATCTACACGGTATGTATTTATGAACGGTCGTCATATAGATTTAACAACTATGATTACTATGCAATATCCTTTAGGAGTTCCTCCAAATTTAAGAACAAATATAGATTTTGTATTTATTTTAAGAGAGAACGTTATTGGAAATCGTAAACGTATTTATGATAACTATGCTGGAATGTTTCCTACATTTCAAATGTTTTGTCAGTTTATGGATCAATGCACAGAGAACTATGAATGTCTAGTCGTCTGTAATGGTATCCAATCAAATAAATTAGAAGATCAAGTATTTTGGTATAAGGCACAAGAACATCCGCCTTTTAAATTATGCGATGAATCGTTATGGCAAGATAATAAACCTTTTACAAGTGCAATATTACTTGCTGATGAATATTCGCCCGATAAAATTCACCGTAAAGCTTCTGATCCATGGGTGAAGATTAATAAGAAGACCTCTTAGTTTTTTTATGATGTTTATGTTTTTTCCGAAGAGTCTTTCGTCTACCACCAAGTTTCATTTTACCCAACATTTCTAACAATTCATCATCAGATCTTTCAACCTCATGTTTTTTAATAAGATCAAGTGCCTCATCTACCTTTTTCTTGTATTTTCCAGGATTTCTAAGCATATCATCTACGACACTTCTTGTTTTTGGTTTTGATGATAATTTTTTAAGTAATTCTTGTTCATCCGAAAGTTTTTTAGCAGGAATACCTTTCGTAGAACGAGAAGATGGATTACGAGGAGGTAAAGGTGGTGGAGTTGGTTTTTGTTTCGGTAACGCATCTCTTAAAGACCCCATATCCCAAGATCCGGAAGATTCAGGATCAATTAATGAACTCATTATTAATTTAACTCAGTAAAGAAAATTTACTCATCACGAATCGCTCCTTCGGATGGGTGAAGAGGAGTATTAAATTGCTGTTCGATATCCGCAATTTCTAGAAGACCTGTATCCTTCTTTTGATCTTCTATTTGTTGTTTACGACGCGCATTCTCTTCTTTCTGAGCCTTGATTTTCTCCGCCTTCTCCTCCTCAAAAAAGATATCGCGATTCACTTCATTCTCCTTATACTTTCTCATCATCTCATTTAGTTCTTTGGTTGAATATTCTACATCAGGCATCAAATGTTCAGATGGATCCCATGGCAACCAACATCCAACTTTTCCAATGTACAAATTATCACGAGGATACTTGCGTTGAAGAACCTTAGAATATTGCTGAGTTTCCTCCAAAGAACTAAAAATACGACGAACCTTTACACCACGAACATTTGTTCGGAAATTGACTTTCTCGGTATATTCGGTCTCCAAATCCTTCTCCTTCTTCAAGAGAAAGATCTGCCATTTCTCCTGAACATCAGTGCTTCGTACTTCTTCATTATGAACTTTGGCAAATTCTTGCATATCTCCCATAAGATCATCAATCTTCAAAGAATATTTCTTTGAAAGAAATGCCATAAAATGTTCCATTCCCTTCACCTTCCAATCATAATCAAGCCACTCAATAAATCTCTCCGTGTAAAACTCATTCTTTTGTTTAATAACCTTTTCAGGAGAAATGAAAGAAATGATGGCGTATCTCTGTGTAGGGATTTCAGGATCTTCATCCAAATAATCCACAATTTCTCCGTCTTCAACTTTAGGCAATTCTTCGCGAGGCATTTATTTATGTATTGTCCAATACGTGAAAGTCCCATTCTTTAACGCCGACCTCCGAAATATTTTAATAATGTACCTCCCATTTGCGTAATAGCTCCTGGAACTTCATCAACAGAACATACACCAAACCCCATAAATACAGCTGTTATTTTTACGTATACATCAATAATCAAAAATACTAAGGCTGACCAAGCAGATCCTTTATTACTTGGATCAAAATTTGTTAAATACAAAACCAAAATAAGTAGTAAAAACATGGTCAACGTAATCCCTAATTGAAGAGGGCCAGGTGGAAGATTTGAAAGAATGACCATAGTTCCACCAATAGCAGCTACTTGAAGAACATTACCTGCTAAAATTAGATGATCGCGAGATAAATAAGCATCATCTTCTAAATCATAAATGTAACGAAATAAACCATAAAATGTTGTGCCAAACGAAAACATGATAATTGTCAAAACAAATACCGCAACTCCAACATCATTTAAAGATTTACGACAAACCATTTTATTTATATTTGTTAGAGATTAGTATTTGGCCTACACCCTTTCAACCCCAGAGTTTGTTGTAACATAAGAGGAGCAGGACAACCTTTACATGGACATTGTTTATGACCATGTCCTAATATATGCCCAATTTCATGCGTTACCATATATTGTCGATAATCTAATAAATTTAAGCCACTTTTTTTTGAACCTTCAAACCATCGTTTAGAATTTAAATACATATTACGGCCACCTAATTCAGCACATGATAAATTACCATCTCCACATATTTTTCGAATTGTAGCTGGACTTGATAATCGTATTAAAACACTCTCGCGCTCCAATACATCTTCAAAAAAGTATCCGTATTTTTTCCATCCAGTTGGATCACTTAAATACTCTCTAATATCTAACCCAATTTGAATAGATCGAATATTTCCAATACGATGTTCTTTTTTAACATCGTCATCGATTTGAAATTTATATCTTATGTGTTTCATTATTTTTATCTGAACAATTGTATAAAAATGCCTGAAACAAAAACTCCTTCACCCCCTGGTGTAGATATGTCGGATCTTGTAAGTCGTGCTGTAAAGTATGCCCTCGAAGGTCTTGTAGTAGCAATTGCGGCCTTTTGGCTTCCTAAATTTATGGGAGGAAAGTCCTTGCCACTCTCCCAAGTTGGAATGATTGCCATGGTCGCACTCGCAACGTTCGCCATTCTTGATGTATACGCTCCTTCTGTTGGTTCATCTGCAAGACAAGGTGCTGGGTTCGGTATCGGTGCCCACCTTGTAGGATTTCCTTAAACCCTTTCCATAATTGAATCCATAACATTCGAAATTTGATTTCTAGAAACATCGCCGTAGTAGAATACGCAACCGCGTACTCCTCTATCGCCTATATTATCAAAATTATCAATTGTTATTTCAATTTTTGCGGGTATATTTCCATATGGAGTATAAATCTTTAATCTCCACATATCATTACCAATTGATTTGATTTTACAAGTTAGGTTTTCACTTGTAATGATATTTTTGAGTGTCTTGATAAATTGATTCTTCATTTTCGATCTCTCTTACCTTTAAAAAATGTTTTCCGTTTTTAACGGTTTAGTTGTTACCTGAATTATAGTATTAAATGTTGAGATATAGAGGAAAATGGTTTAATATTCACGCAAAACCTTATGAACCTGAACGTCAAACAAATCAAATTTCTTGGATACAAATACGTGATGGAATGAGTCCTGATAAAGCATATCGAACTTATTTTGAAAAACAAAGAAAAGACGCCAAGATTTTATATCCATCGTTTCGTAAAGATGATAACTGAAATAATTATTTCACTTATTGTTGTTGTTAGTTTTATTGGTATTTATTATGCTATTACAGGAACTCCACCAGGGGCAAGATTAATAGAACAAGAACCACCTATTGATTCAAGATTGGATGATACGCAAGCAACTTTAATGTTTTTTTATACATCTTGGTGTCCTCATTGTAAAACAGCACAAGAACCATGGAAATCTTTGAAACAGGTTATTAAGAATGATAATCTTACATATGGAGGAAAGACTGTATCTTTTGAAGATATTAATGCTGAAACAAATAAGGGAAAAGCCGCTTTATATAAAATTAATGCTTATCCAACATTTAAAGTCATAACAGATAAAAAGGTATATGAAATGTTAGGAAAACCAACTGTTCCAAATTTACGCGAATTCCTCAAGAAAGCCCTTGGAGATGAGAAACCGTCTCATTGAATCAGATGAAAATTTATTAATATCTTGAATATCTAAATCGTTCAAATTTGTTTCAGAATATAATCCTGGATATATAAGTTCTAATGTATTATCCGTCTTTTGATTTTCAATAAAATTCATCACCGAATTATTAAAAATTTGTCGAAAAAATTTCAAAGGAGATACAGATTCAATTGTCTCAGGTGTTATTTTTTCTATTCTATGAGTTTTTAAGGAAATTTGGAGTGCATCCTCGTATCCTCTTCCAAAACAAGGTGTGAATATATCACCATCTACATAAAGTTGTCCGTAAAGTTCTTGTGGTTTAAATACACCCAAAATACACGATGAACATTTAATAGCTTCTAATAAAGGAACATCTCCTGTAAAATAGGTGGGTATACCTTTCGTTATATTTGATGCTACTATATATAAAGGCATACGAGCATGACGTATTTTTGCATCACGAATATTAAATCCAATATCGTCACATACATTACAAACTTGTTTTTCAAATAAATCCATACTGTAAATACCCTTTTCAGGTATGATTGTTATTACATCTTTAAATGTTAACGGAGGACAAAATGTATCAATAGACGCAAGATGTTTTTTGAATGCATTTATAAGGTCATCATTAAACGGAATTTGAAAGGCAACTAAGCTTGCTACCATAGATCCAATAGAAGTTCCATAAACTCCACCTGGAAAATAAAGTTCTTGGTGTTTAGAAAGTTCCTGTAAAGCACCAAAATGTAAAATACCTTTTGCTGCTCCACCACCTAAAATAATTTTTTTAAACGGAAACATTATTATACTTATAAGTAAGCATGCTGAAAGCAAGAGAAATATGGAATGAACAAGAACAACGCCGTTTGAATAGAATGGCAGCAATGGTTCCTGTTATGACACAAATTCAAGCTAAAATACGTCAACAAGCTATTCATAATTCAAATGCACCTTATATAATTTATGAAGTTCCAACATATGTATTTGGATATCCGCTTTTTAAATTAAGTGAAGCTTTGGAGTTTTTAGTTAAAGAGTATTCGTCTGCTGGATATTGGGTATGGATCGTTGAAACAAAATATCTAATGATTTCATGGATAAAACCTGTTAAGACAAGAGATATAGGGAAACCTATTCTTGCTACAAATTATCGCCCTCAGGTTTACGATCCTTCAACGATCGCATTTATGGCAAGAGATCCAAATGAAAACTAGTTATTAAAACAATGGTACGTTCAACAAATGTTATTGAAAAAAGTTTTATGAGTTCAAATATTATTATTTTAGCATTATTTTATACATTGTTTGGAGCTGCTCTTTCTTACATGATGTATCATTTATTTGACGAATTTGATGAACATTGGAGAAATAGAAGTACTGTATTTCAATTAACAGATGTTGGTATTGAAATATCTATCTTAGCTACAATTGCGTTTTGGAGTTCACAGCTTACTGATTATTTACCGCCTTTTCTTCCTGTTCGAAAAGAATTAGATTCATTAGTTGATAATTATATTTCGGGTATGTTTTTCTTGTTTGCTATTTTTGTATTTATGGATGATTTAACAGAGAAACTTAAATATTTATTTCATAAAATACTTGGACCATATTTTAATACTATTTTTCCACAATATGGATCTATTGTAGATTTAACTTTATCTTATAAACCGCGTAAAACGGACAAAACTAAATTCAATTAAAAGAAACATCAAATGGAGTGTCAACATACTCTAATAATTGATGAAGGTGAGAAAGTCTGTACAACATGTGGAACAATTATTGAAAAGGTTATAGATGAAACTGCTGAATGGCGTAATTACGAAGATTCAAAAGGAGATGATAAATGTAGAACTGGATTTGTAACTTCTGATTTATTGCCTGAATCATCTTATGGTTCAATAATTTTACACAAAGCCAATCAATCTGAAAAAATGAAATGTTTACAAAAACTATCATCATGGTCTTTATCATCAAATTCTCAAAGATCATGGATGGGTATATTTGACGCAATACAATTATCATGTTCACACGCAGGTCTCCCAAAAGCAATAATTATGGATGCATGTGGATTATATAAACAATTAGAAGACGCTCAAAAAGTAAGAGGAGAAACGCGTAGAGCAATGATGGGAGCCGCAATATTTGTCGCTTGTCGAAATAATGGAGCACCAAGAAGTCATGAAGAAATCGCAAAAATAATGTTAATTAATATTCGTTCACTTTGTAAAGCTATAACATACTTCTCCTCAACAGATAATACAGTTTTACAAACACAAATAGGTATAGCCGAAAGATTATGCGCTACTCTAAATTTGAACGATGAACAACGTCAAAAAATCATGGATTTATTATACGAAATTTCTCAAAAATCAGAAGATGATTTTGAACATACACCTAAAACAATTGTAGCAGGAGTTGTAGCTTATATAATGGGATTTAAAACAAAAGCATCTATGAAACCTGTTTCAGAAGCTTCAGGTGTATCCGCATTAAGTATACATAAAATTGTAGTAAAGATTTAGTTAAGTTGTCCAGATAAGTTAGTCAATTTATTAGCAAATCTAGAAATAATATCATTTAAAGAAGTTGGTAAAGTTTCCCATACATTATTGGATCCTAGACTAAAACTATTTCCAACACCACTCCGAGGTATTTTTTCACCAGCTGAAGCAGTCCATGTTTTACCATCATCACTTATTAGGATAGAAGCTGGACCAACTAGATTATTTCCAGTAGAAACCCATCTTTTTCCATTCCATAAGATTGTATCGCCATAATCATTAAAAAGAGGTCCTGTTGCGAGATTCCAATTTATTCCATTCGAGCTCCATAAAATTGTCCTACTTGTATTATCTTGTCCAACCGCAACAAATGTTCCATTATGATAATACACATTTGTTCCTTCTCCATAGAATCTTGTACCAGTTCCAAGACTCCAGGTTAAGGCATTATCTGTACTATACATTATAGTATTCGTCTCATTACCAGCACCAGATGCTTGACCAACAGCTACCCATATATTTCCATTACTTACTAAACCATATCCGGCGTATGTAAAATTAGCTCCAGAAACCGTCCAGGTTTTTCCATCATCGTCGCTATAGCATATAGATCCTCCAATGCCAGTTGCGCCTATAGCAACTAATCTTCCTCTTGAATAACTAATTCCATAAAGAGCTGATATAGCTGGTGAGGTAGTAGGAGGAGCCCATGATATTCCATCTAAACTTCTTAATATTATATTAGTTCCAGCTCCAACAGCGACCCATACTCTACCGGTCCATATAACATCCCAACCCTTAGGAGCAACGCCTCCTGTAAAACCATTAGATGCAGGAGTCCATGTTATTCCATCTGGACTTGTTAGTATTGTATTAGCTCCAGTTCCAACAGCTACAAATATCTTACCATTCCATCCAATACCTGTACATGTAGTTAGTGTAAATGTTCCACCTGTGTTTAATATTGACCATGTTTTTCCATAATCAGTGCTTGTAATGATATTCGCTCCATCATACGTAGCCACCATCCTAGAAGGTATAGTATTGGTTAATTGAACATCGTTCAAATTAATTAGATCAGTATAAACATTACGCAAATTAATCATATCTACGGCCGTTGTATATGGAACATTTATTGTTGCTGTAAGATTCAAAGTTGGAGATGCTATCGCATTAATATTACTAAATACTATTTTATTCGGATTAATAACACCCCCGATATTAAACGTTCCATTATTTACAAGTCCATTTAATGGATCAATGCCAGTTATTGTAAAAGAATCTCCAACTTTAAATCCTGTAGTTGAAGTTACAGTTGCTGTAACAATTTTTGTAGTAGGATTAATAGGAGGAATACCTACAACTGTAATTGAAGTTATTGTTGTTGTATAAGGTCCAACTATACTTGGAACAAATACATGGTCTAAAAGATTACGCGTATTTGTGTTTGAAAATGGACCAGTTCCAGCCATTTATTTATTGTTAGTATAGAATGTTTAATTCCTTTTCACACTCAATAAATATGGAGCCTTTGTTTGATTCAACTAACACAAGTCTTGGAGAACGTTATACTTTGTTCCCAATTTCAGATACAGAGCAGGATTTGTATAAACTTTACAAAAAAGCAGTCGCATCTTTCTGGACTGTTGAAGAAATTGATTTCTCAAAAGACCGTGATGATTGGAATAAATTAAATGAATCCGAACAATTCTTTATTAAACAAGTATTGGCTTTCTTTGCAGGATCTGATGGAATTGTCCAAGAAAATTTAGCTACGCGATTTCAAAAAGATATTCAATCTCCTGTTGCTCGATTATTTTACGGAATTCAAAATGCTATGGAAGGTATCCATTCCGAAACATATTCTTTACTTATTGATCAATACGTTCGTAATTCCGATGAAAAACATAAACTATTTCGAGCGATAGATTTAATTCCTTGTATAGCAAAAAAAGCAGAATGGGCTTTGAAATTTATTGAATCTACAGATTCTTATGCAACTCGTTTAGTGGGATTTGCGTGTGTAGAAGGAATATTCTTTAGTGGTTCATTTTGTGCGATTTATTGGTTAAAGAAACGTGGATTATTGCCAGGACTTACATTTTCAAATGAATTAATTTCAAGAGATGAAGGATTACACACTGAATTCGCAGTAACTTTATACCATAAACTTCAACAAAAACTAACAAATGAAGAAATAACAAATATTATAAAAGAAGCAGTAGAGATTGAAACTGATTTTATATGTGAATCTTTGTCTTGTTCATTAATTGGAATGAACGCAAGAGATATGACTTTATATATACAATTTGTAGCAGATCGTTTAGCTGTTCAATTAGGACAAAAAAAGATATACAATTCTATAAACCCATTTGATTTTATGGAATTGATTTCTTTGGAAGGTAAAACTAATTTCTTTGAAAAGAAAGTATCTGAATATTCAAAACCTGGTGTTGGATTTTCCGAAGAAGAAATGACTATAAAGTTTACTGAAGAGTTTTAGCGACATGATAGATTGCTTGGTTTACTTGGATTTCCTAAAAACACGAATATATGGTAACACATCCTTATTTTTGTCTGTTAATGACGATAAAAACTTGGATGGTGCCAAAGTAGCAGCAGCATTTGGATTAAAAGTATATAAATGTGAAATTGATTTATTATCTACTCTGGGGTTAACTAAAGCAGATGAATATCTTTTAAACGCAGTATATTGGGATGAATCGGAGCCGGGCATTTCTTTACGTTTAAAGAAAGAAGGTTTCTTCCGTATAAAATACTAAAATGGAACTTACATATGTAACTATCGTTGTTTTGGCCTCGATGATATTTGTGTTGGCTGGAATTGTAGGATATTTGTATTGGCAACAAACTCGTATGCTTCAACATCTTCAATCTTTAGCTATGGCTCTTGCTTCTTTTGTTGAAAGTCAAAGACACGAACCTCAACCTGAACCTGAGCCTGAACATGTAGAAGAAGAGGACGATAGACTATCTGTTGAAGTTGAAGAAAAAGTTGAAGTTGTGGAAGGTCCGCCAAGCAAAACACCTACCGTTACAGAGGTTGATGTGGATGACCTTGATGAAAAAACTGCTCCTCAACTTCGAGAACTTCTATCCAAGAAGGGAATTCCTTACGGAAAAAGAGATTCTAAGAGCGTTTTGTTACAGCTTTTGAAAGCTTCCTCTTAGTTCTCTTTTTAAGTTTACGAAGTGTTTTACGTCTCGCACCAGTTATAGAAGTATTACGATTATCCGTTGTAGGGGAAATCTTAATGGCTGCATACTTAAACAACTCATGGATTATTTCATCATCACCGTTTTTTTTCGCAAACAACATAGCAGTAAACCCGGTATTTGTCTTAGCATTGACATTAGCCCCACGCTCACACAATTCACGGACTACTTGTAAATAACCTTTTCGGCTTGCGAACATTAGGGAAGTGAAACCATTAACAGTCTTAGCATTCACATTCGCTCCACGATCACACAATTCGCGGACTACTTCTAGACGACCTTTTCGACTTGCTTCCATCAAAGCAGTATCTCCATTATCAACTGTAGAAGCATTCACATTCGCACCTTTTTGAATTAATAATTTAACTATTCCAAGACGACCTTCTCCACTTGCTAACATAAGTGCTGTTGTTTCATGTAATTTAGAATTTGCAAGTTCCGGTGTTTGGGATAATAATTGACCTACTAACTGTGTTTCACCCATTTTAATTGCTGCCATAAATCCAGCAATATCATTTTCTGCCATTCTTATTTTACCTTCACATTAGATTCTTACATACTACAAATGAAGCTTGTTTCTTTTGATGTTGGATTAAGAAATCTAGCTTTTTGTATTTTAGAAGGAACTTCAAGGACAAATATAAAAATTAAAGAATGGAATTTAATTGATGTTATGGCGGAGGAATCAGGAATTATTCCATGTTACAAATGTAAATCTGTTTCAACATGGAAGAAAAAGGATGTCCACTCTTGCACGAAACACAAGACGAAGGAGAAGAGTTATACGAAGACACTTCTAACCAAGATGAGTCTACAGGAACTACAGATATTAGGGAATTCGGTATCCATAGAAAAAAATACAAAAAAGGAATACGTGGACAATCTTTATTCACATTTTTCAGCAAACGCTTGGAAGAGATGTGTAAGATCGTGCAAAGCTGGTTCAGTAGTAGACCTAGCGCCCCTGATCGCCTCATCATTAAAATCCCGAGACACTCTATGGAAGAACTCGAATATGATAATCTTTGAACAACAACCTGATAAAAGAATGATGGCGGTTCAATCAATGATGCATATGTGGTTTATATGTCAAGGTTATAAAGTAAAAGCCGTTTCTGCAGTTCATAAACTAACAAATATTGTAACATTAGAAGATTCTACAAAAACATATAGTGGTCGTAAAAAAACAGGAATTATTCATGCTTCGGCATTAGTTCCTTTAAAGTGGAAAGATTATATGTTAAAACATCCTAAAAAAGATGATTTAGCAGATTGTTTTTTACAAGGATTATGGTATGTGGAAAATGGAAAACAATAATCTGTATTTGTGAATACACAGAATGATTCCTGGTGTATTAGAATTAAATTCAAAAACAAAGTATGGTATGAGTTCAAGAAATGTTCCAAGTTATTTGTTTAGACCTTTGGATACATCATTAGGATTGTGTATTGTAGGATGTTCAAGAAAAGATACAACATCCAATGTTCTTGCTTTAATTACAGTAGAACAATGGACGGAAAAATTAACAAAAGGAAATCTAACAGAAATTATTGGAAATTGTGGTGATCAAATTGCCGAAGAAACCGCATTGTTATTTCAATATTCAATAAGACCTTGGAAGAAATTTAAGGAACCATTTAAAATACCTACTCAGGAATATCCGTTTATTACAGGATATGCGTTTAATGTAGATCCAGCAGGATGTCAAGATATAGATGATGTTGTACTTATAGGCGAGAATGGGTACATATATATAGTTATTGCGGATGTATGTTCATGGGTTTCAGAAAATAAAAGACATTTTGAAATAGCTTCTAAAATAGGTCAAACATTATACAAAGACGGACAAGTTATTGCTCCACTCTTACCATTTCAAGAAGAAATATCTTTATTTCCTGGAAAATTACGAAGAGGTGTGGCTCTAAAATTTAAGTGGGATAAAGAAATAACAGAAATATCATTTGAAAGAATATCATTTATAAATACAGAATCTTTCTCGTATGAAAATATACATTCTTCAAAATATTCGAATCTTTTAATGAATATATCATCTTATCTTGCAAAAAAACAATTAAATGATTCACATGAATGGATTGAACAACTTATGATTTTCTATAATACAGAAACAGCAAAAATATTAATGAAAAAAAATCAAGGGTTTCTAAGATCTCAATCACCACCTGATATTGAAAAACTTGAACTTTATAAATCGTTTGGAGTTGAATTAGCTAATAAATCAGCTTCGTATGTTCCTCCATCAGAAAACGCAAATCATTATGGAACGAACCAAAAATATTGTCATGCCACATCTCCTATTCGTAGATTTGTTGATATTATAAATCAAATGGTTTTGTGTAATGAAATTCCATTTGAATGTTCAATTGATGAAATAAATAAACGAGAAAAATGTTCAAAAAAATATGAAAGAGAAATATTCTTTCTTCGTAAAGTTTTAGAACCTTCAAGAAATATAAACGGAATTGTTTTGAATGATCATCGTATATGGATACCCGAATGGAAAAGAATTATTACATGTGAAAACAATTCAATTCCAGGAAATAAAGGAAAAATAGTATATTCTGTAAATATGAATAATTCAACATGGAAACGTAGATTAGTGTTTAGATTTGAAGATACAGACTGTTTGGAACAACAAACGATCTAACTAATAAATTTCGAACATCTTTCATTTTTTCGATGATTTCAACATCTTTAGAAATAGTAGCTAGATTTATCCATTCATCAACTATATTTGATAGTTTTAGAATAGCTTTAACGAAATTACCATGTTCAACGCCAAATAATTCACAAACATAATCATTTCCATTCATCCACTGCTCTACAATTTCATGCCAATAAGATGTAAGTTCCCAAAATGTTGGTTCGGAGGATATATATTCAATCTTTTTAATACGTTCTGCTTCGGCTAGCATTTGATTATGAAATTCTGTTTTAGTATACGTTTCTTCTGTCTTAACATCTTCTAAGAATGTTGATAGACATAAAACAGTTTCGTGTGCAGTTTTATTATGTAAAAGTTTTTCGTCATAAGCATAAGACATTAATAAAGGATGTCCTTCATGAATTTCAGAAGCAAGAACTCCTTTTAAAGTAAGTTCACCATTAAGATATCCAAATTGTTCTAGAACGTATTTATTATTATCAATCATGAATTGAAAATCTTTTGTTTTTTCTATTAAGTTTTTTAAAGAATCTATATCTTGTAATAATGATTTTTGAGATTTATAAGATTTCCATGCTAATTCCCATTTAGGACCCATATGAGTATTTTGCCATTTTCCTAATTCAGATTGTACAGATCGTCTTTCTGCATTTACAGTTTGTTTTATTTTTAGTTCTAGTTCTTCACGTTTTCTACAATCTTCAAGAGAAGAAACGTCCATAATTTGTTTTGTTTTTTCGAGGAGTTCATCTTCTAATTCTTTCAATTGTTCGTTTCGTTCAGAAGCCCAATATGTATCTCTTTGAATATCTTTTCCAGATTGAAGAGATGATAAAATATAAGAATAATCAAATTTCATCTTTGAATTTAATTCTGCTTTTTTACCAGTCATCATATTTTTAACTTCCGCAGGAGGTTCAGGATCTCGTATAGGAAGATATATGACAATACCTTTATCATCTTTTCCTCTACGTCCTGCTCTTCCAGCCATTTGAATATATTCAGAAGTTGTTAACATACGATGTCTATCCGAAGAACTGTCGTATTTTCGATAGGATGTGAAAACAACAGTTTTTGTAGGCATATTAATTCCAACTGCAAATGTCTCAGTAGCAAATAAAACTTTAACAAATCCACGAGAAAATAGAATTTCTACAATTTCTTTTAAAATAGGAAGAACACCGCTATGATGATACGCAATACCTTTTTGTAAAAGTTCGAATAATTCATGATACTGAGCCATTTTTTCAAGTTCAGGATATCTATGAAGATGAAATTTTACGATATGTCGAACAGATGCAGTATCCGAAGAATCTATTAATGTATGACTTACCTTTTTAGCAAAGTCAACACATAATTTTCGAGAAAATACAAAGAACATAGCAGGTTGTTCTATTTCGGAAATTAGAGTATTCATACGATGTAGAAAACTTGTAGTGTGTTCTCCTTTTTTTATAATTTGACCTTCTTCACGAGCTTGTACGCGTTCTTTATGCTTTCGTTCTTCGTTTTGTAAATCAAAGAATTTGTTATACCAATTTGTATAATTCTTTTGGTTAAATGTATCTTTTGAATCCATAACCACAGTTTTATCTGGAAGTTGATGGCTTAAAGGAACAATACGATATTCAGTAGAAATAAGATGAATAGGTTTTTGTTTTAGATCACCTAACCATCCAGCAAACTTTTCAGGTTTATCAATTGTTGCGGATAACAAAACAAGATTTATGTTTGGAGAAAGTAAAGTCAAACATTCTTCCCATACTTTTCCACGATCTTGATCATTGATATAATGAACTTCATCAAATATAACAGCATCTAAATTATCTAAAGAAAGATTAGCAGTAATACCTATATTTTCAGTCGAAGTTCCTTGTTTAAATAAAAGGTTTCGTAGAATTTCGGTAGTCATGATAACAATATCAGCTTGTGGCATAAATTTAATATCTCCTGTCATAATTCCAACACTTGGAAATAACTTTTTTAGATCTTGGAATTTTTGATTACTTAAAGATTTAATTGGAGTTGTATAAAATACTCTTTTACCTTTTTTAAGAGAATGATGAATTTGAAATTCACCAACTAATGTTTTTCCTGAACCAGTTTTAGCAGTCACCAGGACATTTTCATCATTTGTAATTGCTTGAATTGCATATTTTTGAAACGGATCCAATGGAAACTGAAAAGGCGAATCAACTTGAATATCTTTTGAAAGATTTGGTATGTTTAACATCTTGAACATTCTATTTTTTAGTCATGTTGAAATTCGTTTTCTTATTCTGCGTTTAAGTTTTCATAACGCTATCGTTCATTCAAACAAATGAGTGATGTGTTAGGAGTCGATTTTTTAACAAATCCGAAAGTTACGGATATTAATTTACCGAGCTTAGATACTGTGGAACTTCCGACTTTAACTTTTAATGATTTACCTTCTTTTGAAGAAGCTCCTAAACTAGTTCCTTCTTTTTCAGATGTTGGAGTTTTAGAAACAAATGATGGTTTCAAAAATATGAACGCTGATACGTTTATGCCTCCTCCACGTAGAATGTCTGAAGAACATACGATGCGTGAAAAATACGAAATGTTGAGGAAATTTGAGAGACTAAATAAACTTGGTGTTCCTATGCGTAAACGTTTCACTTTGGAATCACCTTTGGAAGAAATGAAGATGGAACTTGAATTCATTCGTCGTGAAAAGGACATGGACCAAACAATAAAACAGTTCTGTGATTGGTATATTACAGGTATGTCAGCTATGGAATGGAGTTCTAAAAATGTTCCATTTGTTCAAGCATTTGGATTAAAATTGGACGGACTTTCTGAATCCGCACAAATGAATGTAGTGGATATGGAAGAAGATTTTGAAGAACTTTATGATTTGTATGGCGATAAATTGAAGATGCATCCATTAGTTCGTATTCCTATTCGTACATGTATGATGGTCTATATGGTTCATTTAACAAATCAAATGGCCATGAAATCTCCAATTCCAAATATGGATCAGATTTTAAAGACAAATCCGGATATTGCTAGACAATTAGCTACTGCGGCTATGCAACAACAATCTAATAATAATGTAAGATCTTACCCATCCCCACCTCCTCCTCCACCACCTTCTAATCCTTTGGAAGGTCTTTCTAATTTCATGAGTGGAATGGTTCCTCCACCACCTCAACAAACTCAAAAGCCAATGACAGCAGCATTAAATAAAATGATGAAAAAGCCCAATCCCCAACCACAAATTGCGTCAGTCCAAGAACATCGTGAACTAAGACCTCCTCCCAATATTGATGATTTACTAAAATCGGTCAATGCTGGAATTGAAACGAAAAGCGTTAAAATGACACCATCATTACCAACATCTTCAAAGAAAGGTGGATCAACTGGTAAGAACAGTGTCACTATCAAACTCTAAAACATCATCGTCATTACGATTTTTAAAATAATTTAAAAATAAAGAATTCCATTTAAAAATTTCAACCCATTCGTAAAGACCGTCTGTGTTGACGTTTATTAATGTAGTAATGTCTTCTGAAATATCTAATAGTTCGTGTCTAGACACATATTGTCTGTTCGTGCGCGAACCATGATATAAATGTTTTACGTCTATATCCTTTAAAAAAGTTATACGCGGAGAAGGTTTAGAGTAAAAATACGCAAATTCATTTTTAATACTTTTAGGACAAGATTTGAAATGTTTAGGAAATTTCTTTTTCAACCAACCCATTACAGATAAAGTATCTCCGCTTCCTGAAACAGCCCAATCAAAAAATCCAATTTTATTATACCATTCTCTTCGCATAGCCCAAGCGAATCCTGGATGATATGTCCACATATATTCGGGTTCTGTCATATAAAGAACACTTTTACGAGTAAGAGTTATTTCTTTGTTTTCTGAATCTAACCAATGACATTTATCAAAAAGTTGTACGACATCATGTGTATCTAAAAGTTTTGATCCTTTAGAATACCAAGAAGAATCTGAAAATAGAATATCTGTATCTAAGAAAGCTAATTTCGTATATTTAGAAGGAATTTTTGTTTCAAGTATTCTATATAAATTTTCCTTGCTAAACATTATCGAATTTCCAAAAATATGAAATGCTCCAGGAATTTCTGGTTTTCTTCCTTCATAAACTAATTCTAAAGTAAATACAGGATAATCTTTTAATTCTTTTATCATAGCAAAATAGTTCGCGATTATTTTTTTTGTTTTAGCAGGATTAAAAACAACCAAGCATATAGCCATATCTTTAGAAGAACAACCTCCCATTATTTATTCACACGCTTTAATTCCAAGCCTATCTAAAAACGCAGTTTGAACGCCAAACAAATAATGTAATATTTCTCCTACTACGAACATTCCAAGAATAGAATAGAGTAAAGAAACTTGAAATAAATAAGAAAAAAGAATACCAAGTAAAATAGTTCCAATTGTATCACCTAACGCAAATCCAAAAACACGAGTTGAATGAAATCCTGTTTTTGGTTTACCGAATATAAATTTATAAGGGCACTTCATTATTTAGATAAAGGTTTTTGTTCTTTATCATATCCTGGCGAATCAACTTGTCCAGATAATCCTGCTGCGGCTCGCATAGCTAAATCAGGATTTGTCATACCTTCTTTTGAAAAAGGCCCTTTTCCTCGAAAAATACCACCTGCCAAAACCACAAAAGCAGCAGTTAAAATAATAGAAACGACTATATCACGAGTACCTACAAAACATACCGCAAAAACAGTCAATCTTCTTAGAAAAATATTTTGACTGTATTCTTTATCATCCGAACTTAATTCGTGTGTAATAAATCGACTACCAATATTTAGCAACAACATCATAATTCCAATAAAAAAAGGAGACGTTCCTATAGAATTAATATAACTAATCATCTTATTTAGAATGAAGCAAAATGTTCTTCTACTTTTCCAGAATCTGGTTTAGGAACAGAAGTTGTTACTGGTAATTCAGGAAGAGGCGTACCTTTCTTTTGTGAAACTGAATCAAGTCGTGTATCTCCTTTTACAGGTTCGGATAGTTTTGTCATGCTTTCCGCACTCTTAATCATACTTGCCAATTCTTTAATATCTGGCATTTTTGATGGCGTTTGTTCTTTCTCATCTAAATACTCGGTTAATCTCTTAACAGTCATGATATAAGCAAGAGCAAGGAATACTCCTACTACAATACTTTGATATGTGGTAACATACAAAACTCCAAGAAGGGTAAGAATACTTCCGACAGGAGAAGACACAAAATCAGCTATGTGACGAGGAGGAGGATTTGTATAGAAAGCTATATATCCAATAACTAAAACTGTTAGTCCGAGTTCAAAAGGTTGTAGTCTCATTTATTTGAAACGAATGTTAATATTTTTGTATGTGCTTTTCAACAAGTGGAAATGGCTAGTATTGAAGAAGTATGGGGATCATCCTTTCCAAAAAAAGGATTGACTATGGCTTCAAAATATGGACAAAAAGAAGAACCTCGTGATGCTGAAAGAGAAGGAAGGGTATATCCTACTCCACAACATCGAACTCATGCAGCTTTAACAAAACACCGAAAAACAATAGACGATTTATCAAATTCATTACCTATTGTTGAAGATGATGAACAAGCTGAATCAAATTATGGTCCAGCAAAAGTTGAAAGAGTCGAAAAAATGACAAATTATTCGTCTTATAAAACTCCACTTGTTCCTTCAAATGGAGGAACTGATTTTCCTTATGCTCCTCCTTCTTTTCAAGACGCAGCATACGAAATAAAATTAAATCAGATTCTTCACATGATACAACAGAATAAAACAGGATACGAACAACCTTCTTCACAAGATATGATGTTATATATTTTCACAGGTGTCGTGTTTCTTTTTACATTTGATACATTTGTTTCATTAGGTAAAACTCTTCATTAAAAACGGATTCTTAGGTTTCAAATGAGACCTACCATATCCGCAATCAAAAATGTCACAAATCAATCAATTATTATTAAGCAAGTGGAACGATAAATTTCGCAACTTTGGAATATCATTAACAGATATGGGTTGTAAGAACACATTTGGATCACACGATTCATACTTCTTTCTGGCGAGAGAGTTGGAATACGATACTTACAAGAAATGGAGGAATGCAAAGAGGACTGGTATGATTAGACATTGTATTATTCACGATCGTAAGTTTTACGACTACATCGTCAACAAGCACTATGACACCTTTGAGGATTGGTTGTATTCGCTCAAAGCATCTTACACTGATGTGCTTTACGGTTCAAACAGGATTCATAAGGGTATAAAGCCCAACTATGTAACTTTGTGTAGACTTCTAGAAGAACTTAATTATAAGTATGTTATCCCACCTCTACGTACAGATAGATACGAAACTATGAATCCCGAGGAGGATACTGAGGAGGATACTGAGGAGGATACCGAGGAGGATACTGAGGAGGATACTGATATGCCTTCTCTCATTCCATTGGATCCTGGGAATTTTCAAGATGTGGATATTCCAGAGATGAAGTCTCTTCCAAGTGAAGATGAGTTTGGAGATATTCTTACACAGATGAACCTTCCTGAGCCTTTTAAACAGTTACCTCTTCATGGAAGGAAATGTCTTGTTCAAAGAAGCGACGGAACAATTCTTGTATCAAGATTTATGGATTATAAGTTCTTTGGACTGAGCGAATCCGAACCATCACGAGTATTTCTGAATGTTCCTGAACCTGAAAAGTTTATGAACGGAATGTACTTTAAAGTCTCAGAACTTCCACTTGGTTGGAAAGTGTTTGTGAAGAAACAATCAGGAGAATTTGACGAGATACAGAATCTAGTTCATAATAACTAAATTATTTACGATCGCTTACAAAAGTCTCATAAGACGAAAAATCATCAAAAGAATTATCTAGCATTTCAATTTCAAAAGTTAAAGAAAACTCTGCCTTTTTTTGGTTATCCGTTGTTGTTCCAGGTATAGCACCATCACTAGTCCAATAAATAAATCCTTGATTTCCTTGTTGTGAATGTAGACGAGTTCGAATATGTAATCTATCTAGCTTTCCAATAGAAGGTTTATAAGTTGCCTTATTTTCTTGGGCGGAACTATCGTTATATTCAATAAATGATCCGTTAATTAAAACAGGAATTTTTGCAAAAAATCCGTCTGGATATGCAGATCTGTTTGCCGAGACAGTACATTCATCTGTTTTATTTAGACCTTCTAAATCAATTAAAAAATAGTAAGAATTATCTGCTCCTACAACTTTAGAATCAGTCCAAGGTACTCCAGAATTAATATTTTGACCAGTTGAGTAAAGGCGTTTCTGAGCACCAGCCCCACTAGCAATAACTAAGGGGGGAAACTCTCCTGCGACTAATCGTAAAGAAACTACATTTTCATACGTGCGAGGTAAATAAACTACAAAATCACCATTCGTATAAAATTTTGTAGTATCACGATCACTAGAATCAACTACGAGTGTTTTTTTCACAGTTTTTAACTGTTTTACAGGTTTTGAAGGTGAAACATTTGTTCCATTATAATCAAAAACCTTATTCATCTTTATTATTTACATTATTTTTTTATGTTTAAGTTTTAACTGAGGTTCATATTCGCCATAATATCTTCCAAATCTTCATCTCCAAATTGAGATTGACACATACTTTTAAGATGTTCATTTAGAATTCTATAAAATTCTGGTTGAAACGTATTTGTAGTATTTATTTGATGAACTAAATATGAAATCAAAGTCTCAATTTCTTTACAAATTTTTCGAAATTCTGGTTCTATAATATTTTCATCTATTTTAGAATAGTCTGAATACCAAGTTCTATATTTCAGAATATGCTGTTTATGTATCTCTATCCACTCAGGTGTTATATTTCCCTTTATTTTAAAGAATGTATCTGTGTCTAACAAAAGCTTGTAATTTTCATATCGTTGTTGAGCTGTAAGCCCAGAGATTGGATGTATATCTTCTTCTTCCATTTGATACGTGTGATATTTATATTTTTGATAATAATAAATCCATTTTTAGACTTTTACCATAGATCCCATAACCCATATAAACATAGCAGCACTTAATTGGGCGATTATATAAGATAAAGCTTTAGATTTACCAATCTTTCCTGTTAATAACGCCCAAGCAGTTATAGCAGGATTAAAATGTCCTCCTGAAATCTTACCACCAAACGCAATTGCAATAGCAAACGCAGATACAATAAGAAGAGGTGTTTCTGTAAACGAAACTGCTCCGATTAAAAGAGACGTTCCTAGAAATTCTACAAAGGCAGGTGTATACATTTATTCTTTATGTATAGTTAAGAATGAAATATATGTATTTATTATTTTTATTTGTGGGATTTCTCTTATTGATTAACTTTTCAAGTAAAGAGTATTTTACGAACGGAGATATTCCAAAAGATATGAAATCTGTTAATTTTTTATTTTTAGAAAAATGTTCAGATGGAAAACTTTATAATACAAATAAATCTTTTATGATTTTAGTTGGATTATCCGGAAAATTTTTATGGGAAATGAAACCACAAGCTAATAAAGGTTGTGTATCCTCTCTGCCAGGTTCTTCTGGAAATATAATGTTGGGGGATTATTATGAATGGGTAGAAGATGGTTCTTCCGGATCATATTTTGTTACTATTCCACCAGATAATACAACTTCTGACCCCAAAGCAGCATTTAATAAAATAGTATCCAAGTGGTCAGATTTTAGTAAATGGTCTTGTTGTCAACCAATATAAAACGGAATAAAAGTATTCTAGTTTTTAGTAGAATAATGTTAACTTTACAAGGATATAAAATTTCTAAAAAGGATATTTCAAATTTACAAACTGTAAGAGGGTTGCTTACTGTAAAACCTTATATTCCTTCTGTGTTTGTGAAGCCTCAATATGTTGCGAAATATCCTGTTTATGTTGAAACAGATCAGGACATATACGTTCCAAAACACTATGGGATTGAAACATACGGTCCTCATAAGTCTTCCACACGTGATGTAGAAACAACTGATCAGAAATACTGGGAGTTTTCTGGTTCTTTGAGACCAGTTCAGGAAGATGTTGTGAACTCTTTTCTAACTCCTCAACCACGTGACGGAATTCTATCACTCCAGACTGGGGGTGGTAAAACAGTATGCGCATTATATATTGCATCTAGACTTAGATTTCCGACAATTATACTCGTACATAATACATTTCTAAGAGATCAATGGATAGATAGAATAAAAGCTTTTCTTCCAAAAGCAAGAATTGGTTCTGTACAAGGTGATAAAATTGATATAGAAAATAAAGATTTGGTTGTAGCTATGTTACAAAGTGTTTCAATGAAAGAATATGACTCAGATTTATTTAAAAATATGGGACTTTTAATTGTAGATGAATGTCATCATATTGCTTCCGAAGCATTTTCAAAAGCAATACCAAAATTAACTTCAAAACATATGCTTGGATTATCTGCCACACCTGAACGCAAAGATAAATTAATGCATGTTATTAATTGGTTTCTTGGTCCTCTTTTATACAAATCAGATACATCAGATAAAGTTGATGAAAAAGTTCGAGTTGAAGTTTATGATTTTGAACCTAAGGATGACGTATATAATGATATTATTTATAATTCATCAGGAGTTATGTTTACATCTCTGATGATTAATAAAGTTGTAGATTATGAACCACGTAATAAATTACTAGTTGATTTATTGGTTGATTTATTTGATGAAAAAGAACGGCAAGTTCTTGTTTTATCCGATCGTGTAGATCATACAAAAGTTTTATATGATATGTTACCACCTGAATTGAAAGAAACTGCTTGTGTGTTAGGTCGTGATGTTAAAGCAGTTCAAAGAACTGAATGGTGTTCAACAAAAAAGATTCTAATTGCAACATATTCTATGTGTAAAGAAGGATTTGATGTATCTACACTAAACACTCTACTTATTGCAACACCAAGACCTGATGTCGATCAAATTGTTGGAAGAATTCTTAGAGTTGATAAAAAAGGAAGAGAAGTTGATCCTTTAATCATAGATATTGTTGATCCGGCTTTTCGTAGACAATTTCAATCAAGATTATCTTTATATAAATCACGTAATTATAAAATTGAAAAAATGACTATTTAAATTGTATATAATTAATAAAAATGAGCTCTCAATTTAATCTGTTTCCGAAAGGAAATAAATCTGGCGACTGCTCGGATATAATTAAATTAAAAAAACGTCAGGCTATTCGTGATACAATTAACACTAAAAATAATGGAGGATTTCAACAAATAGAAAACAAAAGTTTAGGCTTTGATACAATTATGTTAGGTCTCTTTCAAAGAGGTCTGGATTTATATAATATGCCATTAAGTGATGCTGTAAGAATAGTTAAGACGATAAATAATTTATTGAACGGAGTTACGAGTTTACCTCTTAATTCTCCTGTTACTATCAAATTTTTTAAGGATTTTGAGAAAGCATTAAGTGGATCATCATTATCTAGTATTTTACCTATAAAAAATCAAGTACTAATTGATCATTATGGGTTAGTTATTTCAGGACCATTACCAGACAAAATTTATGCTTTAACTAGTACTACTGTATCAGGAAAAGAAGTTATAGATGTGGATGTTTTTAAATCCTTACCTGACGGTTCTGGTGTTTTATTTCCAGAAAACTATCCAGTTACGATTGGTAATACAACATATCAAACAAGTCGGGATCTTATTACAGGTGTTTATAGTCTTAAACAAGATGTCGTTGGGATAACAACCACTATATCTGCCGGATCTATCATAAATCTTGGAACATCACCTACTAAACAAGTAACCTTTTTAGGAGCAGGAAGTTTAGGATTGGCAACAATAACAAATCCAAATATTCAGGTAAGAGGAGCTGTTAGTACAGCTTCTGGAAATGGGACTTTTATGAGTTATCCTTTTTTTGATAATTATGGTTCTAATAGTCTTGGAAATGTAAAATCAATAGCAATTGATAATAAAAATGGTTATTATACAATTGATATAAATGCAGTTGAAAGCCGTCCATCAGGGGGAGGAAAAGTATATTATAACTATCAATACGCGATTAGGAATTTAAATTTTCCCGATAAAGTTTCAAACCCAGGTACTTTGTATAGATTTCCATCAATTATACAAGCACCATATCAATCGCTTATGTCACCGCAATGCGCTATTCATAATAATGTTTTATACTATTCATCATTTGATCGTATAGAAGACGTTTTTGATACAATCAACTATTCCATACAAAATAGTTATATTATGACATATACAGGAACTACTTTATTACTTAAAGATATAAGAAGATCTGTTTCTGACATCAATATACGTATTACTGCTCCTTCTGATTATTTCACAAATACTTCTTATAATGGTAGAGAGATTTTACGATTTATAGGCAGTTACGAAGTCGGTGTTGAAGCCAATATAAACATTTATGTAAATGATGTTTGTGTAGCGAATAATCATGAAGGCAAAAAGTATGAATTTAGTTTTTCTTATGTGAAATCACAATATAATCAACTGCATAATTATGATGGTCTAGTATATTTCCCAATATGTCTTAGATCTTATAATATTGCAACAAAACAAAATAATATAGTACGTAGATTTAAATATTCAAATTATTTAATCACCTTATTAGGTCAAAGTGGTCGAATGATTATACTTAATGATGGTACAATTTACATGCCAGTAATGGGTGGTGAGATACTTCGGGGTGGATTAATTAGAACAAATATTCTTGGAGCCGATCCTGTTATTTTATTTGGTTTAAGAAATATTTATCCCGAACGAGACGAGCCACTGGGAGTAACTTTAACTGGTCCATTTTCCAATATTTTTTTAGAAGGTCTATGGTCTTTTACCCTAGATAAAAGCGATAATAATATACTTTACTTTACATATAATAGCCGCGAACTGAGGTGGACACATCATACCAGTGTTGAGGCATATTTAATATTTAAAATTGATTTAGCAGCACAAACTATAAGTAGATATGCTGGAAAAGCTAGTTTGATTTTTACAAATAATCCTATAACTTATAATACTTCTTATGATGCCTCTACTTTCGAATTTGGCGGTATATCTGCAATGGATTCTGATTTAGATGGAAATCTTTACGTGTTTGATTATGGTAGAAAGTATATTCTTAAAATAACAAAATCTGCTAGTCCAACTGTAACCATTGTAGCAGGAAATGGTACCACTGGAACGAAAGATGGTATGGTTGAAACATCTTCATTTTCGGACGTAAAGGATATAGTATACAATCAAAATAATAATTCTTTAGTTGTTGTTTCTGACGGCATTGCGATACGAAATATTGATTTAAGTATATCTACTATTGTTCCTATAACAAGTTTAAGAATCATGACATCTACTCCCTATTATACAACTATAACTTGGGATCTGCAAAATAATGTTAGTGGGTATAATATTTATAGATCTCGTTCTTTGAACAGTTCTCAAAACCTTGAAAATGAAGAATATATTTCTAGTATTCAGAATAACACTTTTAATATTGAATCATCATCCCTACAAGGTCAAGGTAATTATTATTACGCAGTAACAGCATATTATAATAAAGTATCTAACGAAACATATTTTTCTAATTCATTACCTATCCAATTTGCCCCAAATCCTCCAATAAATTTAGTAGCATCTAATATTACTACAACCGGAGTTACATTAAACTGGACAGCTCCAAGTGGAAATGTAACAGGATACAATATATTCAAAGATGGTGCGAGAGTTATTAATGTAACAAGTGGTACAACATTTAATGTTACTGGGTTAATTGATGGTACAACATATAGCTTTTACGTAAAAGCTTATTATATCTCCGATGTAAATGAATCATTGCCTTCAAATATTGTAAGTACAAATTCTACAGGATCAAATCCATCAAATTTATCTACGATAAGTGCTACTTCCGATGAAATAAGATTAACATGGGGAAAACCAAGTCAAGGAAGTGTAACAGGATATAATATATACAAAGATGGTGTTAATATAGGTAGTATACAAAACCCAATAGATCTAATTTTAACATATACAGTTATTAGCTTAACGGCTTCTACACAATATAGCTTTTATGTAAAAGCTTATTATGGTTTAGTTACAAGTGAATCTTTGCCTTCAAATACAATAAATGTTTATACAGCTCCAAATGCACCTACAAATTTATTAGCATCTAATACTACTGCAAATACGACTATATTAAACTGGACAGCTCCAAGTGGAATTGTAACGGGATATAATATATATCAAAACGGTATTCAGTTAGATAATGTAATAAATGGCACAACGTATGTAGTTAACGGATTAAATGCTACCACACAATATAGTTTTTACGTAAAAGCTTATCGTGATATAAAAACAAATGAATCTGTATCTTCAAATATAGCAAATATAAACACAACCCCAAATGCTCCAATAAATTTATCTTTTTTTGGATCTAATTCAAATTCAATTGCATTAGTGTGGGAAGCTCCAAGTGGAAATGTAACAGGATACAATATATATAAGGATGGTATTAAAATAGACAGTGTTTTGGGTAATCTTTATGATAATTTTGGCAACCCCATACGAATTAACGAAAAAATATATAACGTTACTGGATTAACATCGTCCACACAATATAGTTTTTACGTAAAAGCTTATTATACCTCCGATGTAAATGAATCTTTGCCTTCAAATACAATAAATGTTTATACAGCTCCAAATACACCTACAAATTTAGTAGCATCTAATATTACTACAACCGGAGTTACATTAAACTGGGCAGTTCCAAGTGGAGATGTAACAGGATACAATATATACAAAAATGGTAATAAGATAACAACAGGTAATAATACAAGGTATATTTTTAATGATTTAATAACCTGTACATCTTATAATTTTTACGTAAAAGCTTATTATAACACAAATACAAACGAATCCGAACCTTCAAATATAGTCAATATATATACAGCTCCAAATTCACCAACAAATTTAGTTGCGAAAAATATTACTCCAACAGAAATCACATTAGAATGGGACAGACCCGTTGGAGGAAATATATCAGGATACAGTATATATAAAGATAATATTGGGATGAATGTTGGAAATGTAAACACATTTAAGTTTGATAATCTGTTGACTACTACATTGTATAGTTTTTATGTAAGAACTTATTATTATACACCTCAAAATGAATCTATAAATTCAAATATACTCGATGTATATACATCCCCAAATCCTCCACAAAATTTAGTTATTAGTGAAGTTACTCCAACAGAAATTGCGTTAAGTTGGACAGCACCAACCGAAGGAAGTGTATCTGGATATTTTATATATAAAGATGGTAAGGAATTGGATGTAGGAAATGTTACAACATATAGGTTTTCTCAATTAACTTTCGCCACTTCATATAATTTTTACATTAAATCTTATTATAATATTAAACAAAACCAGTCAATACCAACATATGTAGTTAACGCAACAACATCAATTAACGTAGTAACAGGTCTTAAAGGGATTAGATCAGGAGATGGAGTGGCTCTCACATGGGATATATCAGATCCTGATAGATTTCCTGTTGATAGTTACTATTTATATAGACAGCAACTTACAATCACAAACGATTATCCTGTAATACAAGACGCATCTATTTATGCCATTATACCTTTTGTAGATCCATTCGATCCAACACAATATACTAATTGGTACGTAAATGTCACGAATAGAACAGATACATTTTTTGGAAGAGAATATAAGTATTACATTGTATCTAAGAAAGGGACTAGTACTTCGCCACCATCTCAGACAGTCACTATGAGTCCGTAATGTAATGTATTAAACACCATATCCTTCATCATCATCAAACCCAACAGTATTATAATCTCCACCTTCTGCGCGCTGACGCATATCTCCATAATCTCCACGATCTGTATCTATTTCATGACCGTTCACTATTATAGGTTCTCCTTCTTCTGATTCTCTTGTCACAAATCCTCCTTCGGGTCTATCCATATCTTGTTCGTTGATTATATGGTTATATGCTTCTTCTGGATCTTGAATACCATATTCTCTTTTGAATATTTCACGATCTTCATTTGTAATAACATATGGCGCAATTCCAATATCTAACATCATTTTTGTAACTTCGCGTTGACTATCATCTAGTTGACGCATTCTTTGTTTAAAAACTTCACGTTCACGAGTTCGTAATTCGGATTCCTGTTGTGTAGCCTCTTCTTTTGTAATTAAAATCATTTTCATTGTTAAATCTTTTTGTGTAGATTCTCGAATTTCTTGAAATAATTTCACATTATTCTTATCATTTGATATATCTTGAAACAATGAATATAATAATCCACGAGCAGAATCTCTCATTAATTTATCTTCTAAATATGTAGATTTTTGCCTATATTCTGTAATTTTTTGCAATGGAAATTTTTGAATAGAAAGAATATCTAAAATACGATGTAATAAAGTTAATAAAGCTACGGAATCATCCACGGATTTAATAAAGTTTTGAATTTTATCTAATTTTATATTTTTTGGAAATCCTATTTGAATTAATTTTGTTATTTCTGATGTTTGTAATTCTACACTTGGAATTTGTATATCTGGTTTTATAATGTTCATAGAATTATTAGATTGGCGAGTAGAAGATAGAATAACGGCTTCTTGAGATACGTTTGGTGGACGAGAATATGAAAGATATGTTCTGGGTATATCAATATTACACTCTCCCATTTTTTCTTCTAAACCAATTCTTTCATTCGGTTTATAATCTAGTTTGTCTACTAATATCAAAGGCATCGAAATTTGTTGTCTTTGTTCAGTTTCAATAGGACTTACATATCTTTCTTTTGAAGATAAAAATTGTGCTTTAAATTTAGCATAAAAGTTATTTTTAATAATACCAATTGCTTCTTTACGAACTTCTTTTGGTTTTGAAATAACTTTACGCAATAATTTAGCAATAGCTCCTTTAAAAGTGCCAGGTATTTCACTAAATGTTGTTTTTAGAACAGATATAATCGTATCAACAACAGGAGAATCATTTTCATCTTCTGTGTCTCTCGGATATCCAGATAATTTCATTATTTTTGAACCAAATGATCTACGAGGTATTAGAAAAGGATTATGTGTTTGTAATAAAACTACAATTGCTCCTATTCCAAGCAATCCTTGTATTAATTGTTTTTTATCATCTGAAAGTTTTGATTTTTCAAGAGCTTTTGAAGAACCACGCACATGTTCTAAAATAGGTATTAATTGATTTTCTAAAGGAAGAATTTGTAATAAAGATAAAAGCAAATAAAGTATAGATTCTCCTGCGTTATTCAAATTAAATACTTGTTTAAGTTGAGTAAGAGAACTTGTGAAAGATACTAAATGTGATTCGCCATGGAATGTTGTTCCTGTTTGTAAAATTTCATGTGAAATAATAGGATTTCCATTCTCATCAAAATCATCTTGAACTGCAAAAACATTATTATTAATTCGTTCACTACAATATTTACATGTTCTAAATCCTTCTTCTGTAGTTGTCCATTCTAATAAAAATCCTTCACTATCTTTTTCCATTTCACCTTTCATAATTTCCAGAGTATGGTTACAAATCAAAAACGATTCCTTATCAAAATACACTCTTTCTTTTAATTCTTTTCCTCTTAATAATTTTTCAATTGCGTCTGCTTTATCTTCTTCAAGTCGCTCTTTATCATTTATTACAGCAATTATCATTTTACGAACATCTGAAATAGGTAATCCTGCATATTTTTCATATTTTACTTTTAATTCTTGTTGACTCACATGTTGTAATAATTTTAATATTTTTTGATGTTCTTTTAAAATATCATCATCGGTAGATTCTTTCCATGGAAGTTTTCCAGCAACAATAGATTCAGATATTTCATCAACAATTCTAGAAGTCGGAACACAAACACCTGTTGGTAAAGGTTTATGTTTATCAACTGCTTTATTAATCTCTTCCCAAGATGGTGAACGATATACACCAGAATTTAAAAATTCATCAAAACTTCCACTTTTTAGACATTCTTCCGGAGTGCTTAATGGTAAATGAACATTTGGTTTTTCATTCATTAAAGCAGGTGGTAATAATCCTGCGCTACTTACATTTGAAAGTAACATTTTAACAACAAAATTACCACAATCTTCTTGTTTACTAAGCCATTGTCGTGGTTCAATTCCGTTAACCCATTTAATTTTATAAGCATCTTGTAGTTTTTTAGATGGTTCTGTTATATCATCATTTTTTGGGAATTTTACGGATAAAATCTTAGGTGTTTCAGATATAGTTGGAGCAGGAGGAAATTTGTCTTTCCATAAATTCCAAGGAATAGAGGACATTTTAACATCATACAATTTAAGATATTTGTTTCCTTCTGTATAAGGCAAATCTGTTTGAGGAACAGCATGATTTAAAATAGCTTCAATTGTAGGAAATACATTTTCGAGTGGTTCATCTGTTATAATTTTAGATGGAGCATTTGAAGCAAGAAATGGGTGGTCTGCTAACGGATTTGGTATTTCTTCTTTACGCTCTTCAATATAGAATCCTCGTATTTTAACATCATCAGATGTGTTTGATACATGAACTTTTACAATATTAAATGATCCGTCATCATGAATAACACCACGTGTTCTTTCATAATCACTTAATACTATAATTGGTTCTTTACCATCTTCATTCACGAGTGTAGCATTCTTATGGAAAGGTACACCTTCTGATGTTGATTTATAAGGTTTAGGTAAAGCAGATAACATACGAGTATAATAATTCGCAGTTGACCTTAAATTATTTGTATATAATGGGTTCCAGTTTTCAGCAAATGAAAAGGATGTTAATGTAAAATCTGAATAAATAGGTTTTACCCAAGAAACATTAACTTCTTTTCGTGAGAAATCAACTATATAATCATCATCTGTTACTACAATCGTATCATTATACAAATCTTTTAATCTCGATACTTCTTTTGAAATTTTAGTGTATTCAAATTTAGTTATCTTAGCTTTCTTAGGCAAAACTTTATCAAAATAATCAGTTAATTGTTCATCTAATGTAAAAAATCTTAAAGATTCGGGTCTTAATACTTCTTCATCATAATCTAGAGTTTCTAGAATGAAAAATTCGCTTGTTGGGTCAAATTCTATAAATCCTGCTTCCATTACTATTATAGAACCTTTTCTACAACGCTACAATATTCCTTAATAGTTTCATATGCGTTTTTTAAAATTGACTCTGGGGACTTTTCTGAATTCCATCTTAGAATCATTGTATTTTTAAGTGGGTGTGGAATATCATAAGATACAAATTTTACATTTGCATCATTGTACATGACTTCTTGCATCAAGTATCCTATTGTATGTCCACCTTGCTCCAAAGATACATGAAATGTCCCAGGATCTTTTTCTTTTTGAATATTTTCAAGTGCGTCGCGAATATACTCGTCAAGTTTTCTTTGAAGAATTTTAACTGCCATTTTAAGAATATCTTCTGATTTTAGGACACCTATACTCTCAATCAGAAAATCAAACCAATTTGGACGTCCTCTATCATCTCTCGAATAATATCTTTGTTGTAATGTGTTATCAAATATACGAACATCTTGTCCAGATTCTTCAAATTCTTTTCGAGCACCCTTAACAAGTTCTGGATCTATGTGCCAACTCGTAGTAGAAACACATACTTGTGAAACGTTATCTGTTTCAATAGACAGGCTTGCAGTAATATGAAGAGATTCTCCTGCTCGCATATGAAGAAATAGTAAAGGAGTATCAAAATCTCGATCTTTCATGAGAATACCTTCTCTTCTTGAATCAACTTTAAAATCATCCGTTGTAACAATTCTATCTTTATCAGCCTTAATATTTAGTTCAATTTTTGTATCTTTCACAAGTGAAGAATCATTTGGTTGAATATAAATTGGTAACATCTCCATACGATGCTTCAACATTTCATGAGGCAATTGAGTAGTATTTTCTAGAATACTAACATCTCGAACTACGACCGTAGGAATATTTGATAAAACAATTCGTCGTAATCCATTAACAAAACTTACAGGAAACCCTTTTAGCTCACATGACAACGTGAGTCCATTGTTTGAAACCTTTTTATTTTCAATAAGCGCCATTTATTATCTATCTGTTTCGTTAATAACTATTCCGTTTTTTCCCTATAAATTTAATAACATGTCGCAACCGTATATTTTTTATAGTGAAAGATGTCCTAATTCTAAACAAATTATTGAAACTTTGAAAGCTCTTAATAAATCAGCTTTATTCAAATTTATTCTCGTTGAAAGTCTTCCCCGAGAGCAAATTCCTACGTTCTTAAAGAAAGTTCCAACATTATATGTTCCTGATACAAAAGAGGTTATTGTTGGAAAAGATATTTTTGGATATATTGCAAAACCTACTGCTTCTCGTAAAGAAATACCAACAGATCAATCTGCAATTGCGAAAGGTGGATCTTCTGCTTCTTCTTCTGGTGATTATTCACCATGGGGGTTTGAGGGGAACGGAATAGGAGAAAAGTTTTCATTATGGGATAATCCATCAGGTTTCGCTTCACAAGGTGGAAGTAGTTATACATTTTTAGATTATTCTATAAGTTCACAAGGAGGTTCAGCTCCTGAACCAAAAACTCAAAATACGATATCAAGTGATAAAACTAGTGCAAATACAGATATTGGAGCAAGAATGGAGGCAATGTCAAAACAACGTGAATCTGAATTTGGAAGTATTGCGCGTAAATAGTGTTTTAAACACAACATGAATTTAAAATAAACAATGTCATCTAAACTAGCTCTTATCACTGCATTGTTTGATCAAATTGTAAGTTTTTGTGAAGAACTATCAGGTATATATCCGGATGACCCTGATTTTTCTATTGTAATAAATGCCGTAAAACTTGCAAGAAGTACAAATCCGGTTTTACTATCAAAAACAATTCGAGAATCATTATCAAAATATGATGACCATGTTTTAAATCGAAACGAAGAATTTTTTCTGAGTTCAGAATTTGAAGAATATTCGGGGGGAATGGACGTAATAGCAAAACTAAAACAATATTATAACTCTATGAATGATTCATCAAAAGAAAACGTATGGAAATATTGTACAAATATTATAAGATTATCTAAAGCGTGTTCGTAATCTCATCAAAACCGTATAAATCTTTTGAATTTAATTCTATTAATTCTTTAACTGCGTTTTCAGAATCTGTAAAATTACGAAATAAAATTTGGTTTACTTCTGCAGGACTCCATTTATAATCTTCTATACCAAGATCTTCAAATTTCTTGTCATAGAAGCTTTCTAGCATTTCAAGAAGAATTTCTTTATTACATTTTTTGAAATGAATAATCATATCAATTCTTCCTGGTCTAATTAATGCACGATCAATTCTTTCTGGATAATTAGAAGATATTGTTATTATACGTCCAGTAGTTTCTAAGGTTCCATCTAACAAATTTAAAAGAAATGAAAGATCAATAATTTCAGGTTCTTCTTCTTTTTCCCATGGTTCTTTTTCTTTCTTTTCTTCAACTTTTACGACAGGTTTTTTCCATTCGCGTTTTAAAACAGCATCTCCCATAGCATCAATATCTTCAATAACGTAAAGACGCTCATGAACCGGAATCACAAATTTTTCAATTACAGAACCATTATGAACATGTATTTCTTCATTAAAGAAAAGATGACGTAATTGTGCCTTTGTTTTTATTTCGGAAAGTTGGATATTAATAATGTGGCGGCGACATGTATTTGCTATTGCCTTTATAGATGAAGTTTTACCTGTTCCTGGACTACCATGAAACAAAAATCCTAATGTATAAGGAATACCTTTCTTTTCATACCAATCTCTTCTTGTTAAAAAGAATTCTACATGTTTCTTAACAGTTTGTCTTTGTTCGAAAAATACATTATCAAATGTTCTTGTAGTTTGGAATTTATGTTTTGTGTATACGAGATGACTTGTAGGTAAAGGATTTTGTGTGTTTCTTTTATTTTTAGGTGTAGTCATCATATCAAAAAAGAATAAAGAAGTTCCTAATTTATTCGCCATTCGTCTTTCATAATCTACATTACATTTATCAATAAAAGTTTGTAAAAAGGACATATCGTGTTCATAACAAAACAATTTGAAATGTATAGAATCTAATTGTCCATCTAAATGTTTCAAAGTTAATAATTGAAAAAATAAGTCCTTTTCAATTTCCAAAGATTTAAATTCATTTGGTAAATAATCATGATTTGAAATATAAAGTAAATTTTTAATAATTGGAAGTGTAGTTACATAATGAATTACTGCGTCCATTTTAGATTGGCTTAAAGTTTGTTGTTGATTTTTTTGTTGAGGTATATTTCTGTGACATTCGATTGAGCATTTTATCTCAGGTTCTACGGATGGTTTTTCTTTTTTAGAAGACCACATTTAATAAATTAACGTTTTTAATATATAAATGGCTAGCACAAAACCAAAAAGGGCGTTGTTTGAGAATGGATTTAAGTATATAGATCCTCTTGAAGAAGCAGAAGAAGGTAAGGCAAGAGCTGAAACTCCTCCAATTAAAAAAGAAGAATTGGTTGATACAGAGTTACCTATTGGAAAAGATGTACAACTCCCATCACAAATTCCCCCAGAATTAGTAAAAAAACTTAATCAAGGAGGTAAAACTAAAAAACGTAATAGAACAACTAAACATAAGACTACTAAAAAAGTAAAGCGTAGAAATAATGGGAGACGAACAAGAAGTTAGTTGGAATGAAGCGTTAGAAAATTTAATAGCTGATGAAGGTGAAAAGTGTAGTGGACTCGCGTGGCTGTATACCGAGGCGGAAAGATATTATAGTAAAATGAATACATTTATTGCTCTTCCTGTTATAGTTTTAAGCACTGTAACAGGATTTATAAGTGGTTCAAGTCAATTAATTTTTGCAGATGCAGGTGTTGCTTCCATAGGAGTTGGTGGTGTAAGTTTATTTACAGGTGTGTTAAGCACAATTGGATCTTATTTTTCATGGGCTAAGAAGACAGAAGCTTGCCGTATTACAGCTCTACAATATAGTAAACTCTTAAAATTTATTGCTATTGAAATGACTTTACCAAAGGCAGAAAGAATACGAGCAAAGGATATGTTAAAGATAATTAGAGACACGGCTGAACGTCTGTTAGAGACAAGCCCAGCAGTTCCTCCACACATTATCGAACAATACAAAAAGATTTTTAAGGATAAACAAGATATATGTCATCCTGAAATGACAACAGGAATTATAAAATTAGAGATTAATCGTGAAGTTCAATCTAAACAAATGATTAAAATTTCAACAGGTAAAAAACCAACACCTGTGCTAACACTTCAAGAAGTTTAATGAGTTCTAGTTCTTGTTACAGATCTTGTAATAGATGGACTTCTAGTTCTTGTTACAGACATACTGCGAGTTAATGGTACAAATGTTTTAGAAGGTGATAAACTTCTAGTTCTTGTTACAGACATAGTAAGAGTTAATGGTACAAATGTTTTACTTCTTGTTACAGATCTTGTAATAGATGGACTTCTAGTTCTTGTTACAGAAATAGTTGTTGTAGGTATTAGTAAAAATGTTTTACTTACAGTTACAGACCTTGTAATAGATGTACTTCTAGTTCTTGTTACAGACATAGTAAGAGTTAATGGTACAAATGTTTTACTTCTTGTTACAGACCTTGTAATAGATGGACTTATAGTTCTTGTTACAGAAATAGTTGTTGTAGGTATTAGTAAAAATGTTTTACTTACAGTTACAGACCTTGTAATAGATGTACTTCTAGTTCTTGTTACAGATAATGTACGAGTTAATGGTACAAATGTTTTACTTCTCGTTACAGACCTTGTAATAGATGGACTTATAGTTCTTGTTACAGAAATGGTAGGAGTTAATACAAATGTTTTAGAAGGAGATAAACTTCTACTTAATGATCCTGTAATACTATTTGTTAGACTTCTAGTTCTTGTTACAGAAATGGTAGGGGTTAATACAAATGTTTTAGAATGAGTTAGACTTCTAGTTCTTGTTACAGAAATGGTAGGAGTTAATACAAATGTTTTAGAAGGAGATACTGTATTGCTTTGCGATACACTTTGAGATAAACTATTAGTTAATGATCCTGTATTACTTTGTGAAATACTTGGTGAAAGACTTAGTACAAATGTTTTAGAAGAAGATACTGTATTACTTTGCGATACACTTTGAGATAAACTATTAGTTAATGATCCTGTATTACTTTGTGAAATACTTGGTGAAAGACTTAGTACAAATGTTTTAGTTACAGATATAGTTGAGCTTGAAGTAATAGAAACTTTTGGAATAAAACTAAATATTCCTGAAATTGTTATAGGTGTATAACTTGAACTTGATGAATAAGAACTTGAATGACTTGAACTTACAGAATTTGTTGGTGAATAAGTTTCTCCAGATCTTGTTAAAGACGGTGAATTTGTTGATGAATAAGTAGTTTGTCCAGATGTTGTTAAAGATGCTGAATTTGTTACAGAAATTGTATAAAAAGAAACTGTTTGAATAGGAGAAGAACTTTTTGTAAATATATTTGTATTTGATTGTATCGTAAAAGAAGATGTATATGAAGGTTGAGATTCTAAAGAACTTGATAACGTCATCGTTTTAGTAAGTATTCTGCTCATAGAAGGTGTTAACGAATTTGTAAAACTTGGAGATGAACTTAAAGATGAAGATCTTGTTGAAGAAGGTGATATTACGAAAGTTAAAGTTGATTTTGAAGTTGTAGATTTTGTAGGAACAGACGTAGAAGTTGATGTTTTAGATGCTGTTGAAGTTCTTGATGAAGTTGTAGTTGATGATTGTGAACTTGAAGATGTTGCTGATTTTGATTTTGTCGATGATTGTGTATCAAAAGACGATGAAGTAGATGATGGAGTTACAAATGCTGATCGTGAAGAAGAAGAACTTAATGTATTCAAAGCAGTTGACGTAGATGATCCAGTAATATTTGTAGAACGAGTACTTGTTGGAGTAAAAGATGGTTCATTTGTATAAGTTTGTCTTGGTTTTGGAGTTAGAGAAACAGTACTTGAATTACTATTTAATTTCGAAAAAATGGGAGATATACTTATCGTAGAAGTTACAGATTGACTTTTACTCATTCCTGAACTCGTAAATGTTACAGAAGATGTTGATGTTTTTGAAGGTTGGATTGTTCTAGTATTTGTACCTGTTTGTGTAGAAGTTTTAGATGCTCGTGAATTAGCGCTTAAAGTTATACTTGAATATATACTTGGTGTTTCTAAAATCGTAAATGTTCCTGTATTTGTTCTTCTTATAGAAGATGAAGTTGTTACAGTTGCAGTAGATGTTTTTGAATTAGGAGCTGTTCTTGAAACTGTTACAGTAGAAGTTCCTGTTTTTGTAGATGTTGTTGTTGAAGTAGTTGATGGAGTATCGCGAACCGATTGAGATCTTTTGGATGATGCAGAATAACTATTCGTGGCTGTTGAAGTTTTTGAATTACTCATGCTTCTACTTATCGATGGTGATGAACTTGATGATCTTGATTCTCTTGCGGATCTTGTTAATGTTACCGTAGAAGTCTGAGTTTTTGAAGAAACAGAAGTTGATGTTTGGCTATCACTAACTAAATAACTTCTTGTTCTTAAATTGCTTGAAGAAGATGTTTTACTTGGCTTTAAAGAATCGGATGGTTGAGGTGAAGATGTAGATGTTTTAGATTGAGTTGCTGTTTTTGTAGATGTTAGTGTTTTTGCACTTGTCAGACTTTGTAATCTTGATTGTGTATTTAATCCAGAAGGAAAAGAAGTTCTTGTAGAAGTTCCTGTTCTTGTAGATGTTTTACTTGCTGTTGCTGTAAGAGATGGCGCTATGGGATTTTCTAATAATTCACGAGTTCCAATCCCAACGGCAAAAAAACCAAGCAGGATTCGAATCATTTCTTATTTAGACACGAAATACATTTAAGCTTTCATTATACACATATCCAAAGTTTGAATACTTGGATTTGCAGGTTTTGATCGTTTTAGTCTTAATTGTTCTGACGCCTTTTCTACTGCATCTGTGGACAAAGATACATATTTCTTTATATCTCGTAAAGGTCCTTGAACATTCATAGAAGGAAATTGTAATCGAACAGGAGGAAAATCTGAAAGTATTATATCATTTGACCCAGATAAATATTCACGATACTGTTGAATATCGAGAGGCCCTCCAAACATACGTAATAAGTTTCTTGGTGGAGCAGGAGATAATGTTCGAGTTTTATATAGTGATGAATATAGAATATTTAAATAGGTATGTTGTAACCACTTTGTAGAATCAGATACTTTGTTATCCGAATAAATATACGCTAAACAACATTCTGGAGAACAAAAATTCCCTTCACACACATAAATATTTTTATACGTATCATAAGATTTCGGAATAACACAAGGAGTCCATCCGAATGTATAACAACACCAAAAACAAGCAGTTTGGGGAGTATATCGATCTACGACAGTTTTATCAAGAACCGATTTCATTAAATCTGTATTGAAAGTTTCTCGATTAGATGATGTTTCTACGGAATTTAATATTTCAGAATATGTAAGAGTTTGTTCAGCAGGCTCTACTAATTCTTCAGATTCGGAAATCTTTAGAAAAAAAACAACTGGTGTTTCTTCTATTGTTTTAGATTCCTTTACAACAGCTTTTGATTTTCTAGGAGGCATTTAAATTAATTATGTTGAAAATGTGAAAACGAGTATTGTAAAACGAATTGTTTATGAATTAATTTATTGATTGTCAAATGGATTTATCAAAGCAATATCGCAAGCATACACACAGGGAGCACATTCTAAGTCTTCCTGATACATATATAGGTTCAATTGAAAATACAACAGAAGAGTTATATGTGGTAGACGGAGAGAAGTTTGTTTTGGATACTCTAACAACATTTAATCCTGGATTTTATAAACTATTTGATGAGTTGCTTGTCAATGCTCATGATCATGTAGTTCGTTTAAAACAAAGAAAGTCGGATACACCTGTTAAAAATATAGAAATTTCTGTTTTGGATGGAAGTTCTATTGTAATGAAAAATGATGGAGAGTCCATAGATGTTGAAAAGCACCCAGAATATGGAGTATATATTCCTCAAATGATATTTGGTGAACTCTTAACTTCTACAAATTATGATAAAACTGAAAAGAAACTTGTTGGTGGAAAGAATGGATATGGAGTAAAACTTGTAAACATCTTTTCAAAGAAATTTACTATAACTATTGTAGATTCAAAACGCCAATTAAAATATGTCCAGACATTCGAAGATAATATGTCTAAAATTGGAGAACCTTCTATAAAACCTTGTAAAACAAAATCTTATGTAGAAATCCAATGGACTCCTGATTTTACAAGATTTGGTTGGAAAGACCCTAAAATTCCATCACAATTACTTAAGGTCATAGAACGTAGAATCTACGACTTGGCAATGACAGTTGGGAAGGATGTCAGGGTCACATGGTGCGACACAGTCATCAAGTTTCGGGATCTTACAAGTTACGCTTCCTGGTATCTCCCTGTAGATACACCCATGGTTACAGATATTCCTCAACCCGGGTGGCATCTTGCAGTTTCGGATAGTCATGTCGAGAGAGGATTTAATGTTTCCTTTGTGAATGGTATTTGGACTCGTAGTGGAAAACATGTGGACGAAATTACGAATCAAATTGTTAATCATATTGTTGGATACTTAGAAACTAAAAAGAAAGTTAAAGTGAAACCTGCTATTGTAAAAGATTCTTTGGCATTATTTATTTGCTGTTCTGTTGAAAATCCATCATTTAGTTCACAAACAAAAGAGGTTTTAACTTCAAAGGTTTCTTGTAAATTAGGAGACGATTTTCTTAAAAAGATTGTTTCGAAACTAAATATTGTAACAAAAGTCTTGGAGGCACAAGACGCCAAAGATGCTAAGGAATTTAAAAAGACAGATGGAAAGAAACAATCAAAAATTATAGGTATACCTAAACTTGATGATGCAGTACACGCAGGGACTTCTAAAAGTCATGAATGTGTTCTAATTCTTACAGAAGGAGATTCAGCAAAAGCAATGGCGATTAGTGGATTATCACAAGAACAACGTAAATTTTACGGAGTATTTCCTCTGAAAGGCAAACTCTTAAACGTAAAAGATATTTCCGCAAAGAAAGTTGAAGCCACAGAAGAAATCGCAAATTTAAAGAAAATTATTGGTCTTGAAACTGGAAAGAAATACACAGATCTAAAAAGTTTGAGATATGGTCGTATTCTTATTATGACAGATCAAGATTATGATGGATCACACATTCGTGGTCTTCTCATAAACATGTTTCATGAATTATGGCATGAACTCATAAAAGTCCCAGGATTTATAACGTATATGGCTACTCCTATTGTAAAGGCGCATAAAGGAAAACTTCACAAAGTGTTTTATACTCAATATGAATACGAAGAATGGCGTAAGACAGATGCTTCACGTGGATGGAGTGTTAAATATTACAAAGGATTGGGAACATCTACTCGTGATGAAGCAAAAGAATATTTCAAAATTCCTAATATTGTAAATTACTCTTATTCGACTCTTTCGGATGATAGTATAGATTTGGCGTTTAATAAGGCAAGAGCTGATAATCGTAAAGATTGGTTGAAAACTTATAATCGTTCAGAAATTGTAGGCCCATCAAAAGATTTATTATATGAAGATTTTGTGAATAAAGATTTAATACATTTCTCGAACTATAATTTGGAACGTAGTATTCCAAATGTGATGGATGGTTTAAAAACATCTCAACGTAAAATTCTATATTCGGCATTCAAGAGAAATCTAAAATCAGAGATTCGTGTTGCTCAATTTGCAGGATATGTTTCAGAACATTCAGGATATCATCATGGTGAAGCATCTTTGAACGATGCAATAGTTGGAATGGCCCAAGATTTTGTTGGGTCAAATAATCTTCCATGGTTAGTTCCACAAGGACAATTTGGAACAAGATTACAAGGTGGTAAGGATTCTGCATCTCCTCGTTATATTCATACGTATTTACAACCACATGTAAAAAATCTAGTTCCTACGGATGATTTTGATTGTCTTGTGTATCGTGATGATGATGGTATTCTTGTTGAACCTGAATGGTACGCTCCTATATTACCTATGCTTCTTGTGAATGGATCTAGGGGTATTGGAACAGGATATTCAACTTTCATACCATCTTTTAATCCGGCAGATTTAAAATCGGCAATTACAGAATGGTTAGAAAAAGGTACAGGATTAGATCGTGAATTTACACCATGGACTCATGGATTTAAAGGTAAAATCACAAAGATTGATACACAGAATTATCTTGTTGAAGGTCTTTGGAAAACAGAAGGAGATACAAATATAATCACAGAACTTCCAATTGAAACATGGACACAAGATTTCCGTGAAACTTTGGATAAGATGTGTACTGATGGAACTATTAAGGATTATACAGATACATCTACGGATACAGATGTTCTTGTAAAAGTTAAGGGTGATGTTACAAAATTATTAACTCAAAAAATTAAGTTAACAAATATGCACGCTTTTGATTCAAAAGGTATCATTAAAAAATACGAAACTCCAAATGATATTTTGAGAGAATATGTTGGTGTAAGACTTGATTTGTATGAAAAGAGATTGGCGTTTATGCTAAACGCGTTAAAAGATAAACTTCCTTATCACGAGAATGTTGTGAGGTTTATTAAACAACAATGTCTAGAAACTCCTTTACCAGATTTAAGAAGACAAACTCCTGAAAAATGTGACGAATTATTAGAAAAGCAAAAATTTATTAAAATAAAAGATTCATTTGATTATTTGCTAGATCTTCCAATTAAATCTCTAACTTTAAAAAACGCTGAGAAACATGAACATGATCTTGTAGAACTCAAAAAGAATATTGTAGATTTAGAATCACAAACTCCTAAAAGAATGTGGTTAAACGATTTATCTAAACTTAAAGTTTAAGCTTGACCTATTGCTAAAAAGAAAAATCCAAGTTGTAAAACATCACTATGAAAAATTGAAAATTGGGTTATGCCTACACTTGCCAATGAATATGAATGATTTGATGAACCAAATTCACTTAGTAAAACCACAGGAGCTTTTTGAAATGCGTTTATGAATAAACAAACACCTCCATTAAATACATTGGGAGTTCTTCCCCATATGAATCTCCATCCTGCTATAACAAAAGATGCTTGGCCGACTGTTGAAGTAAAATCAATAAAAGGACTGATAGATCCAAGAGAACCAGGTAGAATAGCAGGTGTATTAATACCTTGATTAACAACTGTAAGTGGGCCTGCACAATTAATAATTCCTGTTGTGGTAAGACTTGCTGCGCTCAAAACTTGAAGATTTTGTTGAGTTAATGCTGGAACAGATAAATTAACACTTCCTGCTACTCCACCAATATTAATTCCATTTCCTGCTGTATTCAAAGCATTCGCAATTATATTTCCAGAAATATTCAAATTATTTCCATCCGTAGTTATATTTGGTGTTCCAGAAACTGTATTTGCAGAACTAAAATATGCTAATTGTCCAAGACTTCCAATAGGGACAGGTCCCGCAGGTCCTTGTGGCCCTTGTGGTCCTTGTAATCCTTGTGCCCCAGTAGGCCCTTGTGTTCCATTTACTACACCAAACGAAGTATTTACAAATGCAACTGAATCACCTTGTGTCCAAAATTCATAAACATTGCCAGAATTATTTTTTTCAGCAAAATATTCAATTGAAAAAGAACCTGTACCGCTTAATGTTATAGGTGATAATACATTCCCATTAAGAAGAACTGTATCATTTGATAAACTTACATCTGCATTACCTGTTTTAAATAATTGTCCTCCTGTAATTGAATCTTGATATCTGGCAATAGCATATATTGTACCAGGTGTTCCTGATCCCGTTGGTCCAGTCCACGGTTGTGATCCTACGGGACCTGTAAATGAATAAATATTATTATAAAATGTCCAAGGTCCTACTGGAATTACATTTTGAGTTAATGGACTACTAACAAACTTTGCTATGGATACATTTGTTCCAGTTCCACGTTGTTGAACAAAATATCCTTCGTGTGTCGCACCAGTATAAGCTGTATTTGTAGGAGCATGTGTTGTAACTGTATTTAAGGTTCCACCCGTAGGCCCTGTATTTGCAATAATATTGTTAGTCAAATTAAAATAATAATTTAATCCTGACGAAATTCCGTTAAGACCATTAACTCCTGCAGAACCAGTAGCTCCTCTAGGACCTGTAAGACCTTGCGATCCAGTAGGTCCGGGAACAGGACAAATAGGATTTTGTTGTGCCGCAAGCCATAATCCATATGAATTTACTTGCGAGGGCATTTTAACATTTTGATAAGAGAATAGTAATGGAAAGTCTAACTTATCAACAAGTTTTAGCAGATACGTATGAAGAACATGCTACGGATATATTTGTATATCAAAATGAAGATGATAAAGATATTCCTGCCATAGATAATCATCCAGAAGAATTAGAAAACCAAGAAGATTTCAAAAAATTTGAACCAAGACTTGGTTCTGAATTATTAAAACCTATTCTTTATAATGATTTATCAACAACGAATATTTTATATCATAAATGTGTAAAAACAAATGTTTTAAGTATCGATAGTCGATTTCGATTTGATGAACATCAAATAAATATAGATTCTGTAAAAAATAATTCAAATAGAACATCAACAAATTTTATATATCATTTATTATATCCTGTAAAAAATGTAGTTTCTATGAGAATGTCATCAATAGAATTTCCAAATACATTTTATACATTTTCAAAAGTAAGAGGAAACACATCGTTTTTTTTAACGTATCCAACAGGAGGAACAAAAAAGGAAATAGTAATTGATGATGGAAATTGGGATTCAACACCTTTAGGAGTTAATTCATTAATTGTACATATAAAATCAAAAATAAATGTAGCATTTCCGATAAATTCTATTACATTAACTATTAATGAACCAAATGGAAAAGTTACAATTTCATCTCCAAATCCATTTGATTTAAATTTTAGAGATGGTGTTTTTTCAAAAAGAGTAAAAGATTATGGACTTGGATATAATCTTGGATTTACAGAAATTACAGGATTATATAATGGATTAAAATCTTATACAGCAGAAAGTATTTTGAATGTAATAGACACAAATTATGTTTTTATAAATTTACATCCTGATTGGAAAGTTGTGTATTATTTAAATCCCGATAGTGAAGAATCATGGTCCTTTTCAAAAGTTATTATAAATCAATCAAAATTTTCAGTGTGTTATAATGATGGAAGTAATACATTATCAAAAGAATACTTTTTTAATCAACCAACAGATATATCAAATTTTCCAGTTACAGTTACAGATCCATACGGACAAATTTTAGATCTAAATGGAATGGATTTTTCATTCACATTAGAATTAAAAGAAATTACAAATTCATCTGTATACGAATCTATGCGTTCTTAACTTCTGCTCCTAAATCTTTCAGATTTTTCAATACATCGTCTTGATCAACTTCTCGTGTTATATATTCCCTCAATATACGAATAAGTTTATCATTGTATAAAGACCTTAATCTTTCAGATTCTTCTTGTCGAAGTTCTGCAATTTTAATTGAATCTAAATAATTCTTTGTTTTTTTAGAACCTCGTATCATTATATACTAGGTTAGGGTTTAAACACTCGCCAAGAACTTCCAGGCAACGGTGTAGTCCTTGGCTGGACCTGTTTCTTCTAGTCCGTCAGTGATGGGTGTTCCGTCGGGCAATTTGAATGCCGCAATACCAGTTCCTTGGACACTATCTAGCCCAACCTTAGTTTTCTTGTGTACACTGTATTTTACATATACAGTGATAGAATCACCCTCTACAAAGTCCAATAAACCACTTGTTCCACTAGTTTGTTCTGAGGCCTTACCTGCCGCAAGAGCTTGTTCGAAAAGATTCATTATGTCAGAGCCATGATCATACGTACTGGCTGATGCAGGTAGGATTTCTACAAGTTTATCGGATTCAACACCATCCGCAGTTACTTTAATAACTGCCTCAAAAGGGATCTTTTCAATTAAGCTGCCATCCAAAGGGTCGCATTGAGAAATTACCTTTTGCATAGCATCAAGAAGATTAGCGGAATCATCACTAAATTGAGCAGTCGTAGCTTCAGTAGGGTATTTTTCAAGGAATCGGTCTTCGGCGGTTTTGGCAGCCGTCTCTTTCATAGCAGATTCAAGTGCACGAGGGTCCCATGTTACGGTTGGTAGCGTGTCTGCATCAAGAACGTTGTTGGCAGGAACAGTCCAACCAGGGTTAAATTTTAGAGCATTCTGTAATGCTGCGACACTTACTTTTGCAACAATTGTTTGGTCGGCGGTTACAGCATCTCCGGGAGTCTGACCGAGCACCGTAACGGTGGAAGCGGCACTGGCTTCGGCATCATATACAGTGTGAAAATATAAACTAGCAATTTGGGGCATTTTTTGGTTATACTCTTAACGAAGATGAGATTCTCGGCGCAGGAAAAAACTATACCCCTCCCCATAAAATAATGGATCCACCTAGTAAAGAATTTTTATCTACAATAATATCTGATTTTATTAAAATTATTCTTTTTTTACCAAAAGGAAAATACGGAAAAGATATTTATAATCGTCTTATTTATGACGCAGAAGCATCAGGTACAAATACTGTTCAATTAAGTATTGAAGGATACATGGCTTATATTTTTATACGAATTACTAAAAAAAGGTACCCTTCTACATATGAAGAAGCAACGCCCTCGGATATAGCATTAGTAAATGATATTTGGATATCACTTGGATATCCTGATAAAACTTTCCAACCTATTGGTAATGGAGTTTCCAATTGATCCTCAAAGTGTAGAACATCGATACAATATGACATCAAGCAACCATTTATTTCCTGCTCCGGCTCATAATGGTCGAGTATCTAACATAAAAGATGAAAAAACAAACGCGTATGCTGCAAGAGCGTATCGAACAGTAGAAGACAAAGGTGTTTTAGATACGACTATTCGATATGATATGGTAGGACATATTCATACGTGCACACCTTTAAATCAAGTATTTTTTAGTCAAGATAATCTAAATAAACTTCAAGAAGACCTTCAAGATCAAGTTTTAAGAATGAGTGGTGGGAAATATCGTGTGGGAAGACAAAGTGATACAGAATTAAAAATTATTATGAGAAGTTATTACTTAACTTATGCTAAAAATAACCCTCTTCAAGTAGCCGAAGAATTAGCTGATTTGAATGCTCGTGTTGTAGGATACGCAGCTACAAAAGTGTTTTCCGAAGTTGATTTTCATCAATTTTATTTAGAAGATCTTCAAGATTTTGCTCCTCCTATCGCAAATCCTATGAATTCAAGTGTATATGGAACGCGTACAGGTGAATTAAAGTCTTTCTTTTAATTTCGTAATGGAACTTATATCATTTCATGAACGTATATACGGAAAATATAAATCTAAATTGTATACATTTGAACCCATATGGGATTCTTTCCGACCTATTTTAGGTGTTGGATGGAATGGCGAACAATTTATTCCAATTGAATGTTATAAAACTGATTTGTTTTGTGATTGGTATGGTTATGAATCACTCGAACAAAAGAAAATGTGCCAATTATTAATTCAACAAACCGAACTTGCTGATGCAAAAGAAATTAAAGATCCTGTATATGTATGGAGATGGTATAAAGAACAAAATCTTGTTTGGTGGAAAGATAGACCTTGTGTATTTAGTTCACCTTGTATTTCAAAAGATGCGAATTCATGGAAAAAATATTTAAAGTATCTTGAAGTTCGTGCTAAAACTTTAAGAAAACCTTTGTTTCGTACGACAAGGCGTTTAATCAGTAAATAAATGAATAGTATTAAATGAGAGTTAATCTTATATCCAATCTTCGTCCAAATACAGGATTAGCACAAGATATAAAAATCCTTTATGGTCTTATTTATGCCGCATTTAATGAAAAAGTTGAAATACGTATGGTCTGGTATCATCAACCACAATGTGAAGACGCAGATGTAAATGTATTTCTTGAAACTATAAATCCTTCTCTATTTTCACACGCTTCTAAAAATATATGGATACCAAATCATGAAAATACTCATAAAACATGGTATCCTTATCTAAATATGGTAAATGAAATATGGGTAAAAACACACGAAGCTGAACGTATAATTAAAGAATTAACACCTACAAAGGTAAGGTATATTGGATGGACATCTATAAATAAACAAACACCTACAAAAAAGAATTATTATAAAGCTATTGTTCCAATTGGAAAAGCTCCAAGAGAAATTGATGTTTTGTTTAAGGCGTATATGCATATTAAAAACACCGATTCTGTAACATATGGAAAATTACCAGAATTAAATATTATATCATGGAAACCTATTGAAATTCCTGAACCTTTACAACATATTGTTAAATTGTATAATAAAATATTAACTCCTGAGGAATATGATGAAATTTTATTAGAGTGTGGTCTTTGTATTTGTTTATCAAGAGCCGAAGGATTTGGACACGCTGTAAATGAAGCTATGGCATCAGGATGTAATTTATTAGTTTCAAGTATTCCTCCATTTTTAGAAGATCTTGTAACTATGAATGTAGGCGCTCATTTTTGTAGAGGAAGTGTCGAAGAAAATAAAGAATGTTATGGAAATGTTTTTTCGTGTGATACGTATTCCTTAGTTGAATGTTTGGGTGAATATACAGATACTTCATTTAAAGAACGTAAAAATTCATCTGAACTCATTCGTGAAAAATATGAATCTAGACATGCTAATTTCTTGAAAATACAAGATTTAATTAAACATGTATTTGTTGAATCAGAAATGACTGACCTTCCAAAAGAAGAAGATTTGCCTTGTGTATCTGTTGTTTGTGTAACAAAAGATAGACGTATATTTATGCCTATTCTAAAATATTCATATATGATTCAATCATATCCAGAAGAAAAGATGGAATTGGTTGTTGTAGATGACGGTGATGATTCGATTGAAGATACTTTATTTGGAGTTCCAAATGTAGTATATGTTCGATTAAACGAAAAGAAAACAATAGGTGAGAAACGTAATATTGGAGTATCGAAATGTATGTACGATGTTATCGCATTTATGGATGATGATGATGTATACCCAAACAATAGTATTCTTCAAAGAACAGCTATGTTATTAAAACAACCATCAAAAGAATGTGCGTTTTGTACAACTATACCGTGTTATGATATTACAAAATACTCTTCGTTTATGAATGTTCCTCCATTTAAACTTGGAATGTCTGAAAGAGTTTCAGAAGCTTCTATGATATTTACTAAACACTTTTGGGAATATAAAAAGTTCCCTGAAATTCAAATAGCAGAAGGAGATACATTTATTCGCGGTCGCGAACATATGTGTCGTGAATTATCACCACAAGAAGTTATTGTTAGTTTAGTGCATCCATTAAATACATCTTCTCGAAAAATTCCAGAATTTAAAGAACCAAATGGATGTCATTTTGGATTTAACGAAAAATTATTTGCTATGGTATCTGAAATTGGAGAAGATTTAAAGACCGAGCATACGTCTGAGGGAAGAAGAACGACGACGAGTTGAGGCTGAGCGCTTGCGACGACCACCCATTACAGGGGCAGCGGCTTCCTTCTCGGGTTCCATTCCCTCACCACCCTTCAAAACTACACGACCCTTGGGCTTCATTCCCATCTTCTTCAAGGTTCGGCGAATGGTCTTTGCAGACACCTTCTTCAACTTGTGACGGCGACCTCCGACAGGGGCAGAGTTTCCAGCAGTTCCGTTTAGTACAGTGGGATTAGCATAACCTTCCATTTGTTTTATACTTTGTTAGAGAGAAAATTTAAGATGAACAAGTGAGACAATTATTTGACGCGGGCTCGACCGTGAACTTTTGTGCTGAAGAAACTGCCTTTGTTCTTAAATAATAACAACCTGTTTTCAAACCTTTTTTCCAAGCATAGAAATGCATAGATGATATCTTAGCATATGTAGGTTCGCTTAGGAACAAATTTAGAGATTGAGATTGGCATATAAATGGGGCACGATCGGCAGCCATATCAATCAAAACCTTTTGTGGTATTTCCCAAACAGTTTTATAAATATCTTTTAACTCTTGAGATATTTGTGGAATATTTTGAATACTTCCATTATTAGCTATAATTTCAGTTCGTATTTCAGAAGTCCATAATCCAAGTTTGGTTAAATCATCTACTAAATATTTATTCACAACCATGAAATCACCTGCTAAAACACGACGAGTATACAAATTTGAAGTAAATGGTTCAATACATTCATTATTACCAAGAATTTGTGATGTTGATGCAGTAGGCATAGGCGCTACTAATAAAGAATTACGCATACCAAGACTACATAATCTACGCAATTCATCCCAATTCAAATCTGTTGTTGGTTGAACATTCCATAAATCAAATTGTAATTGTCCTTTACTAGTTGGAGAACCTTGAAATGAACGATAAGAGTCTATACTAATTTCTCTCCACAAACCATCAGATGCTCCATTCGCACTTTCAAGAGCCGCAGCGTAATAAATATGTTCGAATATTTCACGGTTTAATGTTTTGGCTTCAACTGAATTCCAAGATATTTTAAGTCTAGCAAATACATCTGCCAAACCTTGAACTCCAATTCCAATAGGACGATGTTTCATATTAGAATTACGACATTCAGGTGTAGGATAAAAGTTTTTATCAATCACAATATCTAGATTACGAGTTAGAATACTAGTATATTTTCTGAGCATATCAAAATCAAATTTTCCATCTACAATAAATTTTGGTAAAGCAAGTGATCCTAAATTACATACAGCTGTTTCGGTTGGAGATGTATATTCTATAATTTCGGTACAAAGATTTGATGATTTAATTGTTCCAAGATGTTGTTGATTACTTTTTGAATTCGCAGCATCTTTATAGCAAAGATATGGAGTTCCTGTCTGAATTTGTGAATCTAAAATCATCTGCCATAATTTCTTTGCTTTGATTGTTTTACGTCCTTTGCTATTATTTTCGTATTTAGTATACAGTTCATTAAATTCTTTACCCCAACAATCAGCAAGACCTGGACATTCGTGTGGACACATTAAAGTCCAATCTAAATCATTCTCAACACGATCCATAAACAAATCAGGAATCCAAAGACCATAAAATAGATCACGCGCTCTTTCCTCTTCTGCTCCTTGATTGAGTTTTAGTTTAAGAAAATCTTCAATATCGGCATGCCAAGGTTCAAGATATACCGCAAAAGAACCATTCCGCTTTCCTCCTTGATTTACATATTTAGCTGTATCATTAAACACTTTTAACATAGGAATAATTCCTGTTGATTCGCCATTTGTTCCACCAATTCTTGAACCACGAGAACGAATATTATGTATAGAAAGACCAATTCCACCTGCCCATTTAGATATTTGGGCACAATCTCCAAGAGTTTTGTAAATTCCTGATATAGAATCTTCTTGCATAGTCAGAAGAAAACAAGAACTTAATTGTGGATGATTCGTGCTTGAATTAAACAATGTTGGTGTAGCATGAATAAAGAATCCAAGAGAAAGAGCATCATATGTTTCTTTAACTTTTTCAAAATTTGTTTCGTGTAATTGAATACTAACTCGCATCCATAAATGTTGTGGTCTTTCAATTACCTTTCCATTCTTTTTTAGTAAATACGATCTTTCTAATGTTTTAAATCCAAAATAATCAAACATATAATCTCTCGAATAATCAATCATAGATTCGTAATCATCTTTATATTTACAAACAAAATCATGATACTTTTCTGATACAATTTCTTGTTCATGATATAGAGTTTCTATACACTCCAATAAGGTAGAAGGAGTATTCTTGTGATGATTATCGATAAGAATACGAGAAGCTAACATTCCATAATTTGGATGGTATCTAGATTGCATCATCGCACAAGTTTCTGATGCGAATTCATCTAATTCGGATGTTTTAATATTATTTGATAACTGACTACATACTTTTTGAGAAACAAGATCGGGATTTACATTTTCTAATCCATCTGCTAATTTGCGAATTCTTTGCGTAATTTGATCAAAAGAAACCGGTTCTTGGGTTCCATCGCGCTTAATTACGTATAAATGCTCCATTGTGCTTTCTTAATTGTTCGTTCAATTAAAATCCGTTTCTTAAAAAACTTCGATCCAACAGTAATGGCTCTGATCCTGGTTCTCCTCGCGATCCTCTACCTAGTCCTAAACCAGAGAATCCGGCAAAACATGATTCCGAAACAACATTAGCTACTGGACCAGATACTTCAAAACCAAAATATGGTTTAAAGGTCGTGAAGGATCCTAAAACTGGGAAGTATGTAACTGTAAAGGCTGGACGAAGACAAACAAAACGTAAATTACGAAGAACCGGACACAAGCGTCGTTGAAATATGCATGGATTCTAATTCATGAATTGTAAGTCCAAGAGAATACGGTGTAGTTAAAATAACCGATTCTAAATCAGGATTTGCGTCTAATAATCCACTTTCAGGTTGGAAAAGAACTTCTGTCTTATCTGAACGTTCCATTAAAGATTCATTTAAAAATTTAGAAATTCCGTGAGAAATAAGACAATCGCGTTCCATTTCACCTATTCTTAAACCACCATCATTTGCTCGTCCTTCAACAGGTTGATGTGTTAAAAGTTTCTTAGGTCCTGTATTTCTATAATTGATTTTATCTTCTACCATCAATTTTGAACGAATATAATAGGTTGGTGCTAAAAATATCTCAGATTCCATCATTTCACCAGTTTGGCCATTATACATTATTTCATGTCCGTATGGATGCATACCCGCTTTTAAAAGTAATTCTCTTGTTTCACTAACTCTATTTTGTGTTGAAAAAGGTGTTGCGTCAATTAATGAACCCATTTCTAATCCTAATTTTGTAGACATTCCTTCAATAAATTGTCCAATAGTCATACGAGACGGAAAAGCGTGTGGATTTACGATCATATCAGGTCTTAATCCACTAGCAGTATAAGGCATATCTTCTTCACGAACACGAAGTCCACATGTTCCTTTTTGACCATGTCTTGCAGAAAACTTATCACCTAAAACAGGAATACGGTGTTCGGCTACACGAATTTTTACGGCATGGAGACCATCTTTTGTAGGATAACGATACACAGCATCTACAAATCCAACTTGTCCTTTTTTAGGGATTTTAGATGTATCATTATATCCAACAATTTGTCCGTTTACTTTTTTAGGACTTATCATTCCAACTAAAATAGTCTTATCATTCACAGGAACACCTGCGCGAATAATCCCATCTGAATCTAATAAACTATAATCATAACCTTCTTTTCTCGTAACAGTTTCGCGATATTTTTCATTTGTAGAAATATTAGCAAATTCTGTTGAACTTAAAACATTAATTTCCCCTTTATCAAATGCCGAATCCAAAGCTTCTTCTGCAATATCGTATGAATGATAATAGGTAGTATGAAACATTCCACGCTTTAAAGCAGATTCGTTCAATAAAATTGAATCTTCTTGATTATATCCAGAATATACCATCAAAGCTACAATAGGATTTTCTCCATAAGGAAGACAGCCTGATTTACCGAGAATAGAATTATACGTCCAAGTTTGTGAAATAGGCCTTTGTGCGTAATTTAACCATGTAGCAATTGTATCAAATCTTTTATTAAACGCTGTATTAAACCAACCACAAGCTTGTTTTACTTGTTGACAACTAAATGCATTACGAGTACCAGGATCAAAATCTGAATTTGGAAGAACACTTGCCGAAGCAGATAAAATAGCAATTCCATGTATCTCAGAAGGTTTATCCATGGAAAAAGGAGTCATGCTTATACGTAATGTTTCTGTCTCAGATGGATCAACATAATCCATATAATTTAAGATAGAAGACCATACTTTTGTCTTTTTGATTTCTTCTTCTTTTGTTCCTTCACGATATATAGGTCTTGTTGGTCTTCCTGAATCTGTAAAAATTACGTATTCATTTTCATATCTATTCCATCCTAATGAAATGAATTTACTTATTGTTCCTTCACGTCTAGCAGATAAAAGTGTTTTATGTAATTCTTCTGTTTTAGAAGTTACAACACCAACTAAATCTGAATTAATATATATTTTTGACCAACTTGGATTCCATGTAGAAGGATGAATTTGAGATAAGGGAATAAAATTCTTGAATTTTTGAACCATATTTAACATATCAATAGATGGTGAAGATGTTGAAATGCTACACAAAAGAGTCAGAGATTTAATAAGACCTATATTTGAACCATCAGGATTATCAGTTGGACACAGAATTCCCCAAGTAGAACCATGAATACGTCTCATTTCAACCATTTTTTGTGATTTATCTACATCTGTATTTACACGACGTAATTGAGCAATAGTTCCAAGATAAGAAAATCTAGATAATTCTTGTGAAATCCCATCTTTTCCACCCCATTTTCCTTTAAAAGATTTAGAAATTTCTCTTAAAAAAGAAGAAGCTTTCCAATAAAATCCTATATTCTCTTCTTGAATGAGATTTGATAATTTTTTACCAGCATATTGTTGTTTTTCAAAATGTACTCTTGTATCCATTTCAGTCATCATACGTTTTGAAACATCATTAAAAATACGCCTGAACTCATGAAATAATAAATCTCCTGATGAATACAACCTTTTAAATTGAAAATGGTCGCGATCAGTTTTTGATGTTATACCTAATGCCACATCTAAGGTTATACGACACATGTATCCAAGCAAATAAGATTTACGACGATATAAAGAAGAAGGCGTTTCATCTTTAAGATGTTCGCAATGAGGAAATAATAAATCGTATAAATTTATATAAACACTTCCTTCAGATCGAGTTCTTGTTTGTCTTCGTAAAAATAACATATTTGGATCTTGTTTTTGGTCTTCTTCTCTTAACATTTCTTGACGAACGAATGTTTCATGTGACAATATTAATTCTGTAATTGCTTCATCATATTGTGTGCGTTCTAGATCTGGAATTCCAGCAAGAATTGTATCATATATATCTTGATCACTTGTTAACCCAAGAGCATAAAATACACTCATTAAAGGAACAGGTTGTGTAAATCCTGGTAGAGTAATTACTGCTAATCTTTTTGTTGAGAATTCTGAAAAATCAAGAATTTTTGATATTTCTTTAGGATCATCGGGTTTTTTATTTGCAGGTGGAATAATTAAAAAGTGTGAAAAAGGTCCCTTTGTTCCATCTTCTGAAATAGAACGTATTCCTGCCACATATTCAAATTTATCTTCTTTTGTAGCTCCTTCTAATTTACTTGCCGATTCCTTTTCAACTAATGTTTTTGATCCTGATGAAGAAGATGTTACTTGTGTTCGTTTTGAAGCATAAAACATATTTTCTGCTAATCTTTCTTGTGTTAATAATACCTTTTCGGCTCCTCCAATAATGAAATAACCACCTAATTCAAATTTACATTCACCTGCATCATACAATTCGTTTGAAGCCATTGGAGATAAATAACAAAGATGACTTTTTAACATAAGAGGAAGTTGACCTAAAATTAAATCGTCAAAACCTTTTGTTTCTGTTTCTTTTCCGTATACATATTCAATATCTATTTTTGTTCGAATATCTAATGCGTATGTTTTGTTATCTAATCTACATTGATGAGGAAGAATTGCGTTTCCCAATTCATCTACAGGTGGAGAATAAATAAAGTCGTCCCCACTTTTTCCGCCAATATATACTTTTATATATCTATCATCTCCTAAATTAAGTGTTCGTGGATTCATCCCACGAATAAAGTTAGGTATTTTAATAGATAACAAATCACTATACGAATCTAGATGATGTCGAACTAATGGATTCGAAACATCCTTGAAAAAAGTATCTAATAAATGGCGTGCCATTCCTTTCCTTGTATCAAACAAAAGAATGGAGTATTTGTTAACTACCGCTTGGACTATTGTTTTTACAGTATTGTTTCTTGTTATATACAAATACGTAATAAATCCTCATGTAATTCTCAAATTAGATGCTTCTAAAATGAGTAAGTGTCCGGATGGATGGTTGTATGATTCTGAAAAAAATCTATGTTTTTATGATTCTCCTGTTTCAGGTTGTTTACCTTTTAATCCTGATGATGTTTCCATTCAATCTGTATCAGCAAAATGTAATTTAGCTCGTCAATGTGGAACTACTTGGAATGGTATGTGTGGTTAAATTATGAAAAACGGATTCATTCGTTTCAAAACAAGAAAGGTTGGCTGTGTCTTGTACACAGAGATTTGTATTATTCTGAAGTAGGAAAGAAACCACATTAGTTTGTGAGTGGACCGAACGTGGATATTTCAACAAATCAAAACCATATGTGTTGGGCACTATTAATCAATAGGAGCAATCACATGTAGGAATAAGAGAATGGGTATCTCTTATTCTGAATTTTTGTTTGTATTTCTAATGAATAATGGAGAACGAAATAATTCTAAAAACTCCTATTGTGAAAAACCAAATAACAAATATTAATTATAAAAGTATAGACTTAATTACTTATTCTGAAAAAGATTATAGTCATACAGATTTTTTATTTCAAGATTCTGCTATGGATATAGATTATTTCACAAAACAAAAAGAGTTTATTGAAAGTTTAACAATTCAAGAAAAAGATATATTATATTCATATACTAGAAATGGAGCTTATTTAATAAATTTTTATTTAAGATATCCTAATGTAACAACTCAGCAACTTTTTGATTATACCGATCAAATTATGTTTTTTAGACCATATAATATTTTTCAAGGTATAAGACCAATCTCACAAAAAGACTTAACTTTAGAAAACATTAAACAAATCGTTAAATTATATGTAGATTCATTTGAAAAAATATTTAACAGACTTCCATTAACCACAAAACCTTTGCGTTTATTTAGAGGTTTAAAACCATCTGATACATATGATCCACGAAAATATGGAATTTTAACACCTACTCTTGATTATTGGTCTACAACTTATGCACCTACAAATTCAACTGCAACACATACTTTTACAGGAGAAGATTGTTGTATGCTTGAATTACTTGTAAAACCTGGTGTTAGACTTTTATGGGTTGAGCCTTTTTCACATCATGAAGAAGAACATGAAATAATTTTAGATAAAAATGTACAATTGAAATTAACTAGTTGTGGAAATCAAAAGCATACAAGTGATTATGAAAGGAATATTACCGTATTTGAATTTGAAGTTTCTCCTCCACCAATAAGTCCTGTTCAAAAAGTATATGAATTTATGGCAAATACATGTTCTTTTGTTGCTAAACGGTTAACTGGACGTGGTAGAAAGACGAAACGAAAAACAAAAGAATTCCTTCGTACATATAGGAACCGTGAAAAACGGATTCATTAGTTTCAAATCAGTATACCTTCATCTGTATATATAACGATCAAATAATTCGCAATATGTACAATCGAATGACCAGTAATTTTATGAGTGAAATGCTTTGTGGACCTATCGTCCAAGAATGGTATGAGGAGGAGGAAGAGTTTGATGATGTTGCGTTTATGAGCAAAGGCGAAAGTTTGATTGGTGTTACAATCACCGATAACTATGGCTGGGGCGATAACGAACCAAACTCTATGGAGGATGAAACCAAGGCTCTTTTACAAGAGTGTCTTGATATTGGAAAGTGGGATGACTACATAGACAGTGATAGTTATTCCATACCAGTAGTTTCTACTACTCCTGATAACGATGGATGGGTTACGGTTGGAGTCATTCCTACTGAACCTAAACAGAACATCGATACCCGATCTAAGAAGTGGTGTAAGCATCAGAATGCTTGTGTGTGGGCTAACTGTCCATACCGACATGAAAGATGCGAGCATCACGATAAGTGGGTAGCATCTCGTGGTAGAACACGTGGATGCAGGAGTCACGTGACGGATCCAGATAGTTGTAAATCTCCTCAGCACGGAGGTTGCCAATATGATCACCGTGATCTTTCAAAACTAAGGATACTTCATGAAACCTTGCCGTGTAGGACGGAGGATGAAATGATGATGAGTTTTGGAGATTTAGGAATGGATTATCTACCCGGATGTATGTATGATATTAAAAACATGGCCTCCTACGATAAAAGACTCCTTCTTCGCAGTTTAAATGCGAATAAGGATCTAAAACATGATCTTTACGAGGAATGTGAAGAAGAAACATTTGTTACTATAAACTTTTAAAAACCAATAAAATAGAATCATATTTAGGCGATATCCGTAGATGCCCGGAAATCCTAAAATAGGATTGAATATGATTTTTTCTTTGAAAAACGGATTTAAATAGTCTTCTAAAATAAATAGACAGAGATACTATGAATAAGCATCCAAGAAATTCAATCCAAATCGTTCAAGACAATGACTTTTACATCATTAATGCAGATACTAAAAAATATAAAATATCAGGTTCTAATGTTCGTAATTTTATATGTGATTCTAGAATAGACGTTTCTATAATACACAATTTTGAAAGAAAAGCTATGTTGGATTTTATAGATGCTGTAACAGGCGAATCTGTGGGAAGAATTGAGATTAACCCATTTCAGTATTATGATGTAGAAGATTGGGTAGTAGATAATTAGGAAGGTGAAGGACTTTTTCAGTTAAAACGGATAAAACAAACTATAATTTAGATAATAACAAAATGGACCCATTATTTGAGCGTCGCAAATTGTCAAAAAAGGTTCATGTTCATTCAAAATTTCTTCAAAGAAATATTGAGGCATCTATACTTGCCCAATTAAAAATGAACTTTGAAGGAAGATGTTCATCGGAAGGTTTTATTCAAACAAATAGCATTGTTATTGTAGACTACTCATTAGGTAGAACAAATTATGTTAAAGGTGGTGTGGATTACCAAGTTGAATTTCAAGCTGACATATGTTTACCACACATTGGTCAGAAATTCAAAGCTCCTGTTACAGTAAAAAGTAAGATTGGTATTCATGCCGAAACTCCGCCAATTAAAGTTTTAATTCCAAGAGATCTTCATATTGGAAATGAAGAATTTGAAGATATAAAGGTTGGAGATAACATAGAATTTGAAGTCATGGGAGCCCAGTTTAAACAACAAGATAAGGATATTGTAGTTCTTGCAAAACTCTTAACTAAAATTCCCGAAGAAGAAGAACCAAAGGAAGAGATTAAAGATCAAGAAGTTGAAATACAAACATTCTCAGATCCTGAAATCAAACAAATTTCGACAACTTTGGAAGAAAAACCAAAAAGAAAACTTAAACTTAAACAATCCGAACCTAACAAAGTAAATGAACTCGTTGTCTAGAACACAAAAAGAAAAGCTTAAAGAAGAGATCGATAAACTTACTTCGAATGAACATCGACAAATATATAATATGGTAAAACAGTTTGATTCCCATATTACAAAAGTTCAAAACGGTGTTCTTATATCCACAGATGTTTTAAGTGATGAATGTATTCTAGAAATTGAAAAATATGTATCTTTTTGTTTGGTTCAAAAAGAACGAATGGAAAAAGATATGAAAGACCGGAAAGTTTATGAACGTATGATTACTTAACGTCTACCTGCTATTTTTGGAGGAGGAAAAACATTACTATAAAATCCAGAGAATTGAAAGAGTAAATGTAGAATACCAAACTTTGCAGATAAAATAAAAAATTCTTCAATGAGTGTTATATCTATTTTATCTCCACGTAAAGGTCCCATTACTAACAATATAGACGCGGGTAAGAAAGACATTAATAATGTTTCAGTCGTAAAATTCCAAGGTTTAGATACCGGATAAACTGTATCTCGAACTAGGATAGACACAACAGTTAAAAATAAAAATCCAGCACTAATAATTAGAATTATACCATTAAAAATCAAATCATAGGAAGACATTCCAAATACAGAACGAATATATGAATCAGATGTGGGAATACTATATAATCCAAATACAACAGATAAAATACTTCCAATAGATAATCCAACAATAAGAGAAATCCACAAGAGGTCCATTACATTTAAATACAGAAAAAATGGATAGGTTTTAATCCAAGTTAAAATATAACAGTATGGAGAGTATAATATCTTCACAAGTTATATCGGAGGTTTCAAAACTCTTAGATATATCAAAGAAAGATCCCAAAGCAGAATTTGAATGTAAAATTCTTTCTGGAAAAATTCAAACAAAAGATACAGTAGATAGACTTCTTAAAACATTAACACAATTATCCGTAGGAATTCAAACAGAGTATAATTATCTAACCATATGTTATTCGGATGGAAATCGTGTAGTTATAAATGAAGCTCAAAATATACAAAAGGTATGTATATCTAATTCATTTAAAAATATTCCTTTAAAAGTTGAAAAAAAAATAAACTATTTTAATGGAGAACTTGGAAAAAAAGACATCATTGATGTTCCCGATTCTTCACTCAGATTTACTTTGAAATCTGAAGATTTAGTTCGCAAAGATTGGGAAGGAAATCCAAGTGATCCAAAAGGACATATTCGTCTAATAAAACGAACCTCATTTAAAACTGCAAATGAATTATTTAGAATTGATTTCTCAACTGTAAAAACTCGACAGATGAATCAGAAAAAGAGTATTCGTGATATGTTAAAAAGTAATCAAACATATGAACTTGAAATTGAATTTAATAATAAAACTACGAAAATTGAAAATAGTGTAATTTTACAAGACCTTACAGATTTAATTACTAAAATACTAAAATCTTATTATCAAACTAATTTCCTTTTATCTGTTTCAGATATGCAACATTATCAACAGGAATTTAAGACGACATCAAATATATTTCTGAATCCAGTATCATTAGTTCGTAGACATTTAAACCCTGAAAACTTACACAATATTTTGAAAGATTATACTGTGACAAATAAAGCGGATGGATATAGATGTGGTCTATACATTTCAAAAAATCGAAAGGTTCTTCTTGTAAGACCTACCTTACAAGTAACATGGACTGGTATAACAGCTATTGATGATTCACATTCAGGTGATTTTATAGACGGAGAAATTATTCCGGATAAGAATTTATTTTGTATATTTGATGTCTACAGATTTCGACTTCGTGATGTTCGTAATTTACCTTTAATGAAAAGCGATGAAGATACTTTATTAAATCCTTTGAATTCTCGTCTTGGATGTGCTAGATTATTCGTTGAAGATCTAAGAACAAAATTTAAGATAGAGTCATCTTTAAGTCCTATGAGAATTGAAACAAAGATGTTTATGGCTGGAAATGGTATTGCGATGGAAGAAGCCATAAAATCAATTTTAAATACAAAATTTGAATATGAGACGGATGGGTTAATATTTACTCCTAGAAATAGCGCAGTTGCTCCTCCCGAAGACAAGAAAGGAAAGACTTTATTACGAGTATATAAATGGAAACCACCACACTTAAACACAATTGATTTCTTACTTAAAATTTTACCAGAAGAAACATTTGACCCAAAAAATAATACAAAAGCAAAAAGAGGTGAATTATATGTATCACGAACAATTAGAGATGATATAATTGATCCACGTGGAACTATGACAGGAGAATATGTACCTAAAAAATTACCCGAAGATCTTCAAAAACTTGCTGAAACAAATACACGTGTTCCTTCTGTATTTCAACCAAGCGTTCCTCGTGATCCTGATGCTTACCAAATTTTAGTTCCTTTGAATGATAAGAATTTAACTGTTGATTCGGAAGGAAACCGAGTCGAAGATGTTACAATTGTTGAATGTTCGTATGATATTGAAACAAGATCATGGAAGATTTTAAGAACAAGATATGATAAAACATATCAATTTCGTGTTCTTCATGAACCTCAATATGGTAATGATATTTCAACGGCTAATTCTGTATGGACATCCATTCACGTTCCTATAACTGAACAAATGATAACGAGTTTTGTATCAATACCACCTAACGATACGTATGAAGATGATATGTATTATCGAGACGATTTAAAAAGATGTTCGAGAACGTTTAATGATGTCTATGATTTTCATAATAGAATTAAAGATGATTTGTATAAACAAAATGTAAAAAATGAAGATACATTATTAGAACTTGCTGTTGGAAGAGCAGGAGATTTAAATAAATGGAAGCGTGCTAAACCTTCCAAAGTTGTAGGTGTAGATATTTCATTATCCAATATAATTTCACCAACACAAGGTTCAGCAGTTAGATATTTAAATGATAAACGAAACCATCCAAGAGATTATCTTCCACCTTGTTTATTTATAGAAGGTGATATGACCGAATATCCTTTGTTTGAACAAGAAGATTCGTATATGAATATTTTAAACGGTAAAGAAACAGGATCAACAGAATACTTAAAAGAATTTGAAGGTCTTACATCTTTTGATGTTATTTCTTGTCAATTTGCTCTTCATTACGCTTGTGAATCCGAAGAAAAGTTTCGTAATTTTGCAAAAAATCTTCAAAAATATGGAAAAGGATTATTCTTCGGAACTTGTTCAGATGGAAAATCTATTTATTCAATTTTATCAGGAAAGAAATCACATTTATTTGGAGTTGATAAACAAGTTTGTGGTGAATATTCAAAACAGTATGATGATCATGAAACGTGGCCCGAAGAGTTTGGTATGCCCGTAAAAGTCTTTCTTGAAAGTTTTGATCGTCCTGCTATTGAATATCTTGTTCCATTTGAAAAAGTCGTGAAAATATTAGAAGAACATGGATATGAATTATTAGAAACTAAATCATTTTCAGAACTTTATACATCTCAAACAAATATTGTTTTGACAGAAGAACAACAATCATTTTCATTCTTAAATAGATCGTTTGTATTTAAAAGAACTTCTAAAAAACCTGAACCTGAAAAAGAACCTGAACCTGAAAAAGAACCTGAACCTGAAA